TTCAAAACCGGGGGTAGAAATATAAAAAAAACATTGAATTCATCACTCAGAGCATAATGCTCTAAATTGTGTTTTTAAGATTGAAAATTTGTGACGATAACTTTTTCAACTTTTTTATATATTATATGAAAAGGATTTAGGCATTTTTTTATGTAGTCTATAATATATAGAAATGACTACACAAAAAAATGCCGAAAAATGCCATGTTTTTGTCTGCGAAAAATGTGACTTTAAAAGCAGCAAAGCGTCCAACTATAAATTACACCTTGACACCATCAAGCATAAAGGACTACATGAGACTACAAAAAAAATGCCAAACAAAGATAAACAAAAATTTAACTGCGTATGTGGTAACAAATATAACCACCATTCAAGTTTAGCAAAGCATAAGCGAACCTGTATTACGCTTAATACTTCAAAAAAAGAGTGCGAAGATAACGACACCATTAATGGTATCATTTCAGAAAATAAAATAGAAGAAAAGGTAGACGCAAAAACGGACAAAGAGTTGAAGGAGTTGGTTAGGGATTTAATAAAACAGAATGGCGAGCTTGTTAAGACGATACATGATATAGTTCCTAAGATTGGGAATACAAATATCGGCAATACAAATATAACAAATAATATGAATAACAGCTTTAATTTAAATATATTTCTAAACGAACAGTGCAAAGATGCTTTAAACATATCGGACTTTATTGATTCGTTGAAGATAACATTAGAGGATTTACTATTTTCAAAAACAAACGGTATTTCGCGTGGTATAACAGATGTTATGATAAAAGGTCTCAAAGAGTTGGACATTTGCAAACGTCCTATTCATTGTACGGATATAAAACGCGACATCATGTATATAAAAGACGAAGACAAGTGGTTAAAAGACGACAATCACGAGATAATGAAAAACACAATCGTGAAAATAGCAGACAAGGAGCGAACCGCATTGCAACAGTGGGCAATAGATAACCCAGATTGGATGGAAACCGAGAGAAAGCAAATTGAGTACCTCACAATGATGCGTTCAATATGTGAACCTATTGAAAACTATGAGAAATACGAACGTAAAATAATAAAAAATATCGGAAAAGAAATACATGTAGATAAAAAGATTTAATATTATATATGCGATTCTCTACATATATATTGGTATTTTGGGTGTTACTTATTTGTTATATATTGTATAACAAATAACTATGAAATAAATATCAATATTGATTATTTAACGCGATTATGGTCAATGTGTGCTTTCAATACATCAGCCGCACATGGAGTATTGGGAGTAGAAAGTTTAGCATCACTTTGTTCGCTTTGTTTTTTGAAAGCTAGTGCAACTTTGCTGATCAATTCATCGAACGATTTTTCATCGTCTTTTGAAAATTTCATACTAGTTTTAAGTTTATTTGCGATATCAAGAATATCGGAATACTCTTTCCATAGTGTAGTGCTTTCTTTTACGGAAGTACTGTAAGTACTACTTAAAAATCCCATACGTTTAAGTTCATCGTCATACTGGTTCGTATCTGTTTTCAATTGTTTACTATATTTGTCGTAGTGATCAAGAAACGCCTTTGCCAACAGAGATGCCGATTTATCAGTAGAAGAACGAATTTCTTCCAAGATTGAAAGTAGCCCTTTTTTATCACTGCCTTCAACTATAGTAGAATGAATATCGTTTTTAATACCCATCACATGTGCTTTGATGTTGTCGAGCGAGAATAGGAATTTAGGTTTAAATTTCTCGAGTTTAGCCAAGTATCCAGACTCTTCGGCAATAACTTTATGATGACGATGCAAAGTAATATTTAACATATTGATTTGTTGTAAAATTTGTTTAGAGTTATTAAATACTCTTGTATATCTGATATAACCATTGGATGCTTTACCATCTGCTTCAGTAAGTATTTTACTATCCGCTTCATATTGTTCGCGTTGTTTTTTCTGCATGTCGTCCATCATCGACTTAAACTTAACGTAGAGGTCTTTCATCTTAGCGGAAGCCCTAGCTGATATCTCGGTAACCTGTTTCTTGATTTTTTTATGAGATGTAGCGGGGAAGTGTTCAGGTTTACATACAGCCGCAGAGCTGGAGCTGGAGCTGGAGCTGGACATGGACATGGTTTTGGCAGACGTTCCACTAATAACTACAGAAGCAGGTGTAGATTTAACTACAACAACGGGAATGGGTACAGGTATAGAAACCGGAGCAGGAGCAGGAGTAGGTGCAGGAGTAGGCGCAACGATCACCTTACGTGTTGCAACACCACCTTCACAATCTTTAGTGAAGTAGCATTCAGAACCGCGAGGCTTCCATGAAAGCTGCCATTTAGAAAGGGGCGAATTAGGACCATCATAGCCGCTCATTTCCCAGTTTTTGCCACCATAGTTTACATTCATGGTCGCACCATTTGGGTCTATATAATCCGCGCCATTTTTTGCACCGTCTGCATTTCCACAGATACCTTGCATTTTTCCGAAAAACATGGTAGGAACATTTGTTTCGAGAACGCCACAGTAACCACCTGAAATCATAACAGAAAAGCCATTAGGTGTAGTAATCTTCACACCTATCGACTTTACATTTGCGCCCTTCCATTCAACGACTTGGTTTCCGTAACGAATCTGTACACCGCCAAAAGTAAGGGTAAAATCTTCAGGGAGATCCATTTCCTTACCATTTACGCGAATTTTTCCGAAATTAGCGACATCAACTTCAATGTTCATTTGTTTATAGTGAACAACCGCACCTGTCATACAAGAAGGTACGCCGGGTTTGTCTGCACCGTTTTTACGCATCTTTTCCTGAATCTCAAACACGTTATCGGGGGTGCGTGCAACAGTATAAATGCCGGGTTCTTGTATATGAAAAAGTGTACCATCATAGTTGGTAACATGAGGGTCGCCCGATGCTACGCAAAAACGTTTGCTTGGATTTTCTACCGCTTTGGACAAAAACTCTTCGGCTGCGATAGCGCTCTCTTTTGCAATAGACTTGCTTTTGGTAACGCGCATATCTTCGATGCACCCATTATAGATATCTTGTTTGTTGGTAATCCCCAAAGACTGGCAGAATTTGACAGCTTCCTGTCCTTCGGTTGTTACAACCCATGTAGCGAACTCAGATTCAAATTTTTTAGCAATTTCTTTCGTCTTTGTTGATAATTTTGAGTCGACTGATGAATACTTGTTAACCGTGGGCGCAGGCTTTGGTGCGACGGATGCAAGCTTTGGCGCGACGGATGCAGGCTTTGGTGAAGCCTTTGGTGAAGCCTTTGGTGAAGCCTTTGGTGAAGCCTTTGGTGAAGCCTTTGGTGCAACTGATGCGGGCTTTGGTGCAACGGATGCGGGCTTTGGTGCGACTGATGCAGGCTTTGGCGCGACGGATGCAGGCTTTGGTGCGACTGATGCAGGCTTTGGTGCGACTGATGCAGGCTTTGGTGCGGGATTTGGTGCAGGTTTCTTAGGAGAACTCTTTATCGATATAAGAAGCTTTCTCTTGGCAGCATTATCGCTACTATCAGACGAGTTATTATTTTCATTTTCCAATAATTTTCTACTTTCAACAATAGCTAAATGTGGGCGATGTTTAATATTATCGGTATCGGTATTATTTAATTGATTAACAAAAATATTTGACATGTTTGTAGAGTTTTCAGGAATTACAGCACCGACGATGCTGGACCGCGTTTCATTCCCATTGTGCGGCATTAACATAAGAGCTGAAGCAAATGACAAACTTGCCAACAGCAGAAAGGTCTTCATTGAATGTACCATTATAATATGACATAATATTATATCTTTATGCTTTTTAGTAATATATTTAAGAGAATAAATAATATATTGTTAAATATATATATACATATAGTAGTAACGGTATCTTAGATAGAATATGAAACTAACCCGTAAAAGAAAATATTCTAGAAGAAAAGTAATAAAAAGGAAAAAAAACACAACAAACGGTAAAAGAAAAATAACAAATAATAAAAAAATAGAATTTAACAAATATGAAAATAGTAAAGTGAATAAAAACTTCAAGTTAATAAAAATGCCATATATAAATACTAAATTAGTAGAGTCTAAATATTTGCTATGGCCGCTTAAGAATATACATACGAATAAAGAGAGTGTTGATAATCAGCAGAGTTTACTAGATGAGGTTATCGATATAGAAAAGATACAAAAAGAACACAAGCTTAGTCCTAAAAGAGATTTCTACACATATATAAATTATGCGTGGATGAAAACACAGAATATTGTGATGGATTATAAGAATTATTATTTTATCAAGCTGGATACATTTAGATTTGTACAAAATACTGTAAATTATCGTGTAATTCGGTTAGCAAATGAGTACTGCAAAAATAATAACACCCCTTTGTCTAGAAAGGTTAAAAATGTAATAGATTCTATGACGTATGAAAATCTTGCAGATGATAAAGTAAAAAAACATGTAAAAACCATGGAGAACGAATATGAAGAATATATAGGCAAGGACGATTTAATAGGATATTTAGCGTCGATAAATAGATGCGAGATAATTTCATGGGGTTGTCCTATTGTATGGGATATTTCACAAGACGAAAAAGATGCAGTAAATTTGCGAAGTCATATTCAGTCGCCGCAGCTATCATTTTACGATTATGATTTGTATATAACCGGAAGGGATAATAAAAAATACACGAAAGAATTTAAAGAAAATTTTGCGACTAAGTTTTGCGAATTTGTAATGGATTTGTACGACAAGATGTTGGGAGAAGGGCATGGATTAAATCCGAGACATGTGATAGAGTGTGAGATAGACATGTTGGATTCGATGGATTGCAATGAAAGGGGGGATTCGGATGAATATTACAATGTAGTTGGGTCGGACGAAAATAAAACAATGTATCATTTTGATTGGAAAAAATTTGCAGAAGGTGTTGGTTATAAAAAAGCACCGAGAACGTGTATAGTGGGAAGCATAAGTTATTTAAATTGTATAATGAAGAAGTTGCACGCCGAGTGGAAGACTCCGAAGTGGAAGGCGTATTGGTATTATATGTATTTAAGGCAATTATGTATGTATTCAAATAAAACAAGTCGTTTGAGGTTTAATTTTTTCAATAAATTTGCGAAGGGGCAACAAGCAAATCTGCCGAATGAGTTATTTCCATTATTTGCATTATCGTATTGTTTTAATACATTATTGGCGAGGTTATATGTAGAGAAGTATGTGCATTCTCAGGCGGTATATATAGCGAATACAATAGGACACGACATGAGAAATGTATTCATAAGAATAATAAAAGAAAATTTATGGTTACAACCAGAGACGAAGTTAGAGGCGATAAAAAAGTTAGAAACGATATCAATTGAGACGGTATATCCAAAATATATGATAGATGATTTGGTGGCGGATTTGCCGACAATGGACGCGTATGGTATAATGTATGCACAGTCGCAAGTTAGACGTGAGTATTTAATAGCGCATGACGGACAGCATTATATGGAACTTCCGGATATTAATTTTAGCGTGAATGGTGGGTTGGCGTTATCGGGGACGCAGCCGTATATAGTGAATGCATTTTATAATTCTACTAAAAACAACATATATATTCCTGCTGCGACGTTACAAGAACCGTTTGTGTCGTTGAATTTGACTGGTCTCGAATATAATTTAGCGCATATTGGATATACGTTTGGACATGAGTTGTCGCATTGTTTGGATAATACGGGTAGGTTATATGATTATAAAGGTAATATGAGAAACTGGTGGCTTCCCCAAGATGCGAAGATATTTGAAAGTAAAGTACAAAATGTTATTAAGCAATACGAGTTATTTGCGTCGTGGGATGGTATAAAGATGGATGCATCAATGATGGTTGGGGAAAGTATGGCGGATATATCGGGGATAGAGATATGTGTGAATTATTTAAATGACTACTTGAATAGCAATGATGAACCGAAGAAGGTTAAAGAAGATGCGCTTAAAAAATTCTTTATATATATAGCGTTTCAGTGGAGAGAGGCGATCTATAAACAGTCGGTAAATTTTAATATTAAGACGAATCCGCATCCTTTAGTGAAATATAGGACAAATTGTCCAATGTCTCGTTTAAAAATATTCAAAAAGTTATATGATGTAAAAAAGGGAGACCGCATGTACTGGAATAATGATACAATTTGGTGTAATAGTAAATAAATAGATAAAAACAATAACAATATTTAAACACAACAATATTATTTAGAAGAAAAATAATATTATTTAGAAAAAATAATAATTAAAACAACAATAAGAACAATAAGAACAATAAGAACAATAACAACAATAAGAACAATAATATTTAGAAAAATAATAATTAAAAATATAATAATAATATTTTTCAATTATTTTATATTTTTTTCTATACGTTATATATAAAATGGTTAAAAGAAGAACTATGAGACGTCATCGTCGCAGTCGTCACGGTCGTCGCGCATCGCAAGCACAAGGTCAGTCGCAGTCGCAATCACAGCAAGGAGGTCGTAGAAGACGCCACAGATCTAGACGTAATCGCAGCACTCGTCGGCGTAGGTGAATAAGTAAATCTTAATTACCGAGATTACTCGTTTAATAATGTTTATATGATAATTATTACTTTATCATATAATCTATTTTGCTTGATGTTTGATGCCTATTACTATTATGTGAAAACTATTTAGAAATATTTTGCTATTTTCATGTTAATATTCGGCATCTATACCACGTTCTAATTCTCGTATTTGTTGCTGTCCTGTTTCGAACATTTGCGCTTCTATAATCGCCTGTAAAATTTTTAACGTATATATGAAATTTTTCTCACAGTTTACGTAAAGTTTTAGTATAATTTTTCTTGTTTCATCTATCAAGTTATTTAACTCCTCGTATGTTAAATCGGGGTTTATTATATATTTCATTTTAGCACCGGATTCGTCTTCTATTTCGTCGGTGGGATTGATAATAAATACACTATCTATAATTTCCAGTAACGAGTTCCTTATCATATTAGAATCATAAATCATTCTTTTAACTTGCTCTACGTAGTCTACAAATAACTTATCCTTTGTATTACCTATATAAGTTTTATTTAACATTGATTCGGGTGTACTACAGTCTTCAGTATCCGAAAATGAATGCAATGGAATATCCCGAAAACTTTTAATATCTTTAGGGGGGTTAGGGTTTCCTGTAAATAGTGTATACAATAAATCAATATTTCTCTTTTTCTCATCTCTACTCTTTGCAGACATTTTATCAAATCTACCCTTGCTCGCATTATACTTGTCCTTATATAAACGACTAAGCTCTGCAAAACCGGGCAAATCATATACAGTCTTAACTTTATGTATACCGCTTGTATTATCACCCATATTTATATCCATACTTGAACCGTTATTTAAATTAGATGAACATAGTTTTGTTTTTATTTTAATTTCTGATGGTGTTTGTAGTCCATTAATAATAGATTCATCGTTTAGTAAATCAGTAAGATCGTCCATATCCATTAAATCTGCGATACGGGAATTACAAAAGTTCAAATTCTCTACCTTTACATCTTTTGCTATTTGAGATATGTAGTGTTTGTTTTCTAATGTTGCTTTACTAATACTATCGCTGAGGTCTTCCATGCCTTCCATGCCTTCTCTGCCTTGTACTCCAGTGTTTCCATCGGGGACATGTGGACTAAGTATGGCGCGAGAAGAACTAGCAGACGACCTCCACGAAAATACCGGATTTAATGTTGTTATTATAGCCGAAAATAAATGAGCAATTTTAACATAATATTTAGCAATTTCTATACACATATTTTTGGTTTGTTCTTTTTGGGTACTACCAGATACACGTGGTGTATACTCTGCATCACTCTCCAAAATTTTATTATAAATAACTTGTATCTGATTAGAAAAAAACGACTTCTTTAGTATTTTTGATGTTATAATTACTAAATCATTGCAATATTTTGAATTTGTAAGTCGAATCATATCCTGGAAGTTTTGTCCTAGTATGTAGTCTGTAGCAACCTCATTTAGTTTAGAAACAAATTCGGCATTATTATCATTTAATTCTTTAAATGTTAATATTGATTCATTCTTTTTATTTTTTATCGTACTTGAATAATTACCCATTATATATAATGCTTTATATATTATTGGGTGTTTTATTTTTATTTTCATTTTATTTCATTCATATTAACTAATTTATTTATTCAAAATAATTATTTTGTTGATAATAAACATTTCTTATATGAATAAAATTGAATTAAAAAATATTTAACATACTTTAAGACAACAGAGACACACCGAGTTACTCATGACCGAACAATCTATATCTCGAATACCAAACACACATAAAACTCATAAAAATAAAATAAAGGATAATAGTAACAAAGCAGAGTTGTGGAAAAAAATCAATGAATCTTTTGACATAGATATCGATAAAAAAAATTTCAAAAAAGATGAATCAAGTGTTGAGTGTATTTATAGAAACTCAGGACAACGAGAAAACTGTGATACTTGTCAATCACCCGTGTCACTATCAGATGAAGGATTTCTTATTTGCACTAACCCAAAGTGTAGCATAATTTATAAAGATATTGTAGACCAAACCGCAGAATGGAGATACTATGGAGTTGACGATAATCAAACAAGTGACCCCACTCGATGTGGGTTACCAGTTAATCCATTGCTATTGGAGTCATCATTTGGTTGTAAAATATTATGCGACGGTATCTCTTCTTATGAGATGCGAAAAATACGACGGTATACGGAATGGCAGGCATCACCACATAAAGAGAAGACGCAGTACAATGAATTTCAACATATTACGATTATTGCCAACAATGCCGGTATTCCGAAAATTATAATTGACGAAGCTTTGCGATGCCATAAAAAAATATCAGAACATCAGACATTTCGCGGGTCTAATCGTGATGGTATTATTGCTGCATCTGTATATATAGCATTTAGAATTCATGACTGTCCGCGAACCGCAAAGGAGATTGCTACAATATTTAATTTGGACAACACCAGTGCAACAAAGGGGTGTAAAAACGCGGTATGCATTATAAACGACATTGAAAATGATATGCATAATTCGGAGAAGACGAGTTTCTGTAAGACGAGACCGGAGGCTTTTATAGAAAGATATTGCACAAGGTTACACGTAAATGGAGAACTTACGAAGTTATGTCAGTTCATTGCTCTTCGAATCGAAAAGAATAACTTAATACCGGAAAATACGCCTCATTCTATTGCCGCAGGTATTATATATTTTGTCTCGCAAATTTGTGGACTTAACATATCCAAAAAAGATGTGAATAAAATAAGCGAAACGAGCGAGGTTACGATAAATAAATGTTTCAAAAAATTAGAAAGTATTAAAGAACAATTGATGCCTAGGGTTATTTTAGAAAAGTATTCGCCAAAAAACTAAAAAAATAAAATTAATATTATTATATCGTTTACATTTAGATATATATATTTGGCAGCATGGATGTAAATACGACTACAAATATCGCTGAATCAGAACCCGGAGAACCCGGAGAACCCGGAGAATATGTCGATGAAAATACTACAAGTTCTTTATTTGTCCCCAAAATCGTGTTTATAATTCCGTACAGAGATAGAGTAGAACATAAAGAATTTTTTACTGTTTATATGAAACATGTTTTAGAAGATATTCCTAAAACAGATTACGAAATATATTTTGTAGAACAGAAAAATACATTACCATTTAATCGTGGGGCTATGAAAAATATCGGATTTTTGGCTTTAAAATACAAGTATCCCGATGATTACAAAAGTATTACATTTGTTTTTAATGACGTCGATACCGTTCCCTATAGCAAAAATGTAATTAACTACGATACCACACCAGGTATAGTAAAACATTTTTACGGTTTTAAATTTGCACTTGGTGGTATTTTTTCTATAAAGGGGGGAGACTTTGAAAGGACAAATGGGTTTCCTAATTTTTGGGCATGGGGTGGTGAAGATAACTATATGCAAAAACGCGTAGAATATGCCGGATTATATATTGACAGGTCACTTTTTTTTAATATTTTAGATAAAAATATTTTACAGTTATGTGATGGTGTTAAAAGACTTATATGTAGAAAAGAGGCAGCGACTGTAGTAAATATGACAACAACCGATGGACTTGTTACGATACGAAATTTAAATTATGAATTTAAAGATGAATATATAAATGTATATAATTTTCAAACAATGCGCGATCCTAGAATGCTACGCTTTGAAGAACAAAATATAGCACTCGAATCAAAAATACGTCTGGAAAAAGAAGACATTAAAAACATACTTAGTGTAAAAATGAATAAAAATATAGGTGTACGCCAACATCAAAACCCGCCGGTTCAATATCAGAATGTCGTATTGCCAAAACCTCAATCTTGTATTCCTTTACCACAACCAAATAACCCACCGCAACCAAATAACCCACCACAATCTATAAGAAGAAATATCTACAGAGGAATTGGCATGGGTGGCATGCGTTGAATAAATTAAAAACTAGCATTAAAGTCAAAAATTGTATCCGGTTTCGTTTTTTCCGATAGAGCATATTCACTAACACGTTTTTCGAAAAAGTTAGTTTTGCCTTCGATGCTAATCATTTCCATGAAGTCAAAGGGATTTGAAGAATTATATATTTTTTCATATCCAAGCTGGAGAGATAGTCTGTCGGCGACGAATTCAATATATTGCGACATCAACTTTGAATTCATTCCTATTAAGCGACACGGTAATGCTTCGCAAATGAATTCTTTTTCGATTTCTACTGCTTCTTTTATGATTTCATGTACTTTCTGTTTAGAGTATTTTTTCTGCATTTTACTATATAATAAGATTGCGAATTCGGTATGCAACGCTTCGTCGCGAGATATAAGCTCGTTGCTAAACGTGAGTCCAGGCATCAACCCTCTCTTCTTTAACCAATAGATAGAACAAAAAGCGCCTGAAAAAAATATGCCCTCGATGCATGCAAAGGCAATTAGTCGCGTAAAAAATGAACTTCTTTTATCGTTTATCCATTTAAGAGCCCAATCGGCTTTTTTTTTAATACATGGGAAATTATTTATACCGGAGAATAGTTTCTCTTTTTGTTCACTGCTTTTAATAAGGGTATCGATTAACAAACTATATACTTCGCTATGAATATTTTCCATCGCAATCTGAAATCCATAAAAGGCGCGAGCTTCTGCGAGTTGTACATCGCTCATAAAACGCACTGCTAGATTTTCGGTGACAATTCCGTCACTTGCTGCAAAAAAAGCCAAAACCATAGAAATAAAATATCGCTCGTTATCGTTTAAAACATCGCTATTCCATTCGGTGACGTCTTTCGATAAGTCAATCTCCTCTGCTCTCCAGAAACAATCGATTTGTTTTTTATACATTTTCCATATTTCATTATCTTGAATAGGAAACATTACGTAGCGAGAATCATTTTCGGTAAGAATAAGTTCGCACGATTTACTAGTAGATGGGGAAATTTGTTTTAAAGACATTCTAAATGTTATAATATAATATATGGATATTTTTAATTATATATATATATAGTCTATTCATAATATATTAATACTGCTCATATATATATATAATTAAAAAAATGAATTCTTATTCGGTCGGAGGTAACACAACTTTAGGTGGTATAATTAATAATGGTATAGCTGATAATGGTGGAAGTAATAAAACTTCTCTATCGAATATGGTATCTGGTGGGATGCCATGTAAGTTTCAACTTCTAATGGAATTCTTTTGCTCATTTTTATTTACATTTATTATATATTTTTGTGTGTTTGCTTTTTTCCCGTATGATGGTATTATTAAGAAAATTTTGGAATTTATACAAGAAACGACAAAAAAATTCATGGATTTTTTATATAAACTTGTACCCGGTCCTGTTAAAAAGAACGCATCTAAGATATTTCCAAGTTTTATTGTAAAATTTTTCAAAGAAACGTTGCCCAAGATGTTGAAAGAAAAGAAGGAAGAAATAATGACGCCGTTAAAAGAAAAATTGGAACAAATAAAAAAGGAAACGCAAAGTAAAATAGACGTCGAAAATAAAAAGAATGGAGAGAATAGTGGTATTCTTTCTGACATTAGAATGTATTTTAATGAAAAATTTGTAAATACAAAGGCGAAGTTTTCGGAAATATGGGAAAAATTTAAAGACAAGATTATACCCGCTTTAATTATTTCATTTATATATTATATCATATGGCTGATATTTTTTAAACTTATACCTATTATTTTAAAATATTTAATAAATGTTGCGCAACAATTTAAGTAATCATCAAAATACATAATATAAATATATAATATACTTATGTTCGAGTTTATATTTAACTTTACAAGAAATTTTTTATTTATTTTTTTATTCATATTATTGATTCCTGATTTCTTTTTTCAGATTCCAAAAAATGGAAGCAGGGTAATGGTATCACTGGTTCATGGATTAATATATGCCAGCGCATTTGTCATTTTAGATGTATTATTTAATACGAAACGCATTTATTTGTGCGCAAAATCGCTCGGAACAGCAAGTGTCTAAGTATGATATGTATTGGTATGTATAATATGTATTGGTATGTATAATATGTATTGGTATAAATAGGATTAGAAATAAAAATAATAGAAATATAAATATCCATAGTAATATAATGGTAAAAAAACGAAGTGTGTCTCCGAAAGGTACAAGTACAACAAAATCTAGACAAATGGAGGATTTTATGAAAAGGTCCTTGATAAGTCCAGCTTTTCAATTTGGAGAAGATAATTATCCTATTTCTCACCAATCTCATACACCTCATACACCTCATACACCTCATGCGTCTCATATGTTCCAAGGTATAGGCGACAAGCTAACCACGATGAGTAGGGGAGACGGAGAATCGTATGCGAGTAGTATTAGTGACGATTCATATACAGGTGATGAAAGTGATGAGATAGATTCTGTAGACGATTCGTATGCGAATGCAACCATGAAAAAGGATGTAAGAATTTATAGGATGAAGGATATTCTTAGTAAAAAGCGTAAACAAATGTTTGATAAAGAAGTGGAAATAAAAGATATAGGTAAACAAAATTCCTTCTTAAAAACGGTATTAGACGACTATGAGAATTATAATAATATTATTTTAGAAGAAAAGGTAAAACAAAAAAAGGCGCTTAAAATATTGTCAGACCATATCCGCGAAATTTCTAGAAATATTAAGAATGATGATTTCAAATTGAATCGCGTTAAAACGGATCAGACATTGTTACTGGAAGAAATACAAAATATTCGCGACGAGATAGAATACGTTTTAAGGGCGAGGGGTGACGAGAATAAATACATATCTTCGGATGACGAGTATTATTTTAGCGAGTAATGTACCTCAGTTTTTCATGTTTAGCGTTTATATAATTAATAATAGTTGACATAGTTGACATAGTTGACATAGTTGACATAGTTGACATAGTTGACATAGTTGACATAGATGTAATAATAATAATAATAATAATTATAATTTTTAATTATTATTATTTTATAATACCTTTTTTCTATGTCATATATATATAATACACATAAATGAAATCAAAAAAGTCTTTGCTTAAATTTTCGAATAACCCGGGTAGTATACTTTCGAATAAGTATGTATTATACGCATCTTTCTTTTTTGCAATTATAACTGCGGCGAACTATTTACTTAGAAATAATTTAGAAGCTATTGGAATTTTTATTATTATTGGAGTATTGACCACATACTTTAGTAAAAATATGATTGTTGTTTTATTGACGACTACTATTTTAACTAACTTTATTGTTATGTTTAAAAATAGAGAATACTCCATGATGATGATGGAGGGTTTTACTTCAGAAGAGGTCGCAAAGTTAAAAGCTATAATGGATGATGCGAAAACGGCGATGGAGACCGAGAGTGACGATAAAAAGAAAGCCGAACTTAAAGTAAAATATGAAGCAGCAAAAAAAACACACGATGATGCCGTAGCTGCCGCTAAAGCGAAGGATGTTGCCGTAGCTGCTTCTACCCCTACTTCTTCTAGTGAACCTGCTACCATGGGAGCTGCGCCCGCAAACAGTGTGAAGCAGCCTTTTACAAGTAGTAATTCTGCTACACGAGATGGAATGTCGCAGTTAAGTCCTGCTCCTGTGAATGGAGAGTCGGTTAACCCGATGATGCCCGCGATGGGTGCAGGTATGGCATCGGGGCAGAATGCTCAAAAGGAACAGGCGTATAATATATTATCTAATATGGGTGGACAAGGTGGCGACATGGTCGCTCAACAGACTGAAATGATTAATAATCTAAAATCGATAGAGCCCATTTTGAATACTGCTCAAAATTTTCTTGATAAATTTGAAAATAGTTCAATTAGCAAGATGTTTTCGGGAAGTGGCGGATTTCCGGGAATGTCTCTTTTGACGGGAAGTGGCGGAAATAAGTCAAGCCCCGCTCCTGTAGGAAGCTAAAGAGTAAGAGATTAAAACATTGAGATGTTACAGATGCGTGAGATTAATCGAAATTCGAGTAACTAAATCGTAACCCCCTACAACAAAACAAAATATAAAAATATAATATCCATATTTTTATATAATGACAAAGAAGTGCCCTCCGGGCGTAATATGTTTCGAGAATATAACACTCGTTATTTTTTTAGTAATTGCATGTTTTATTATTTATTTAGCATATTATAATTTTAATAGAGAATCATCGGGGCACGGTATCGGTTCAATTTTGAATACAAACGCAAACACAGGTGAAGCATCTCGTACACAATATAATGATGGCGGTAGTGGGAGAGGAGGAGGAGGATTTTTAGATTTAATACCAAATTTCGGTTCAGGATATAGTCGCGGACCGGCTGATGTTTTATTGAATCCATATACGCCACCACTTCGCGATGATAGATACTTTAATCAATATGGAACAAATACGATGGGTGGCGCGATGGGTGGTGCGATGGGTGGCGATATAAGGGGTAGTATACCAATTAATGTGCCAACGCGTTCTGTAAATTCGGCATATCGTCAAGTAGGAATATTAACTCGCGTCAATGGACAGGAAACAATTCTTTCTCTTATGGGAAGACCGTTATTTCCTAGTCAGGATAAGTGGCAATTTTATACTATGAGCGATAAAAATCATTCGGTTAAATTACCCGTTACACACAAACGGCGAAGCTGTACTAGCGACATGGGATGCGATAACATATACAACGGCGATACTGTCTATGTTGAGGGATATAATGACGCATTTAAAGCTACTATATATGACACAGCTATGCAATATTCTATACCATATTAATGCCATATTATCCAGACAATATAAAACAGAACGCGAGTATAACGTGAGAATATTTATTATAAAATAGTACAGCATTTTATAATATAATTATAATCGATTTAGAGGAACGGTATTATAAATATATAGTCAATACAAAATATAACATAGTAAAAAAATGTTACCTATGCCAAATTTAGGTGGTATTGGTGATATTATTTTAATACAAAATTTAAAAACAGGAAATTATTATATAGATGCATTCATAATTCTTTTATTTTTATTTATACTACATAATAGTGATGTTTTAAAATACTTGACACATATTATCAATATCATATATTCAATGAATATAGAAACGACGAAACAAGTATTGATGAATTTAAAAAAGGGAAATATGCACAGAATAATGTATCAAGGAAATCAATATACGATGGGGTATTCATCTATAAGCTTTGTAATTCAGTATCCCGAACCCATGATACATATTTTGGATTACTATACGGATAAAATAGAGAAGATGCGTAAAAAAACAGAAAAAGAGTCATCGGTAATAAATCTGAGATATGTAGAAGTTATTGATAATAATAATAATTCATCAAAAATATACACTCCGCGTACAAATTTGCCCATTGAAATAGAGAATGGAATTTATCTACTAATTGAAAAAATGCATTCGCATAGAGAGAAGAAAAATTCAGATACGCAAGATTTTAAGAAAATAAATTTTACACTTATGATGGGGAGAGATAAATGCTTGGACGATATGTATAAATTTATTGAAAAATGCGAAAAAACATATAATAAGAAAATAGAAGATAGAATGACAGATAAGATATTCATATATGAGTTTCTGCAAAGCGAGGGTAGTCGTTCAAATAGTAACGATGATGATTGGAATGATGGAAGAAGAGACCAAAAATTATCAAATATTTTATGCTCCGAGTATCAATTAAATACAACAAAAGATTTGAATAAAAATTGTTTTTTCACAGATGTCGATAAGATCATTAAACGGATTAACTTTTTTATAAATAATAAGGCATGGTATGAGTCTCGTGGAATACCATATCAACTTGGGTTTTTATTTTATGGACCACCAGGTTGCGGTAAAACATCTACTATGAAAGCCATTGCGCGAGAACTTGATAGACATATTATTAATGTAAATGATATCGACAAAATCAAAAAGGTGTCGGATCTGAAAAATATTTTTTATGGCGATTATATTAATGGTAGGCATATTCCCACTCATAAGCGCTTGTATGTCATTGACGAATTCGATAAAATATTAGATACGATTAGTGAAAAACCCGCAATTTCTAATGCTGCTGCGGCAATGAATGCAATGAGCACAAATTTATTAAATGGAATTATGGGATTGAGTATGTCAAATGATATTAGTAGCGGGGTCATTGTTATGGATAGTGATTCAAGTAGTTGTGAAAACGGGAATGGGAACGGTAATGGGGATGCGGGTTTTGAAAACGGCAAAAGAAAGATGGCAAACAAAGACGATGAAGGGGCGGCGAAAGGGAAACAGCGGGCAGCGGCTTCAGCTATTGCAAAACAAAAATCGATAATAAATGACGCCGATATACTCACAATTATGGATGGTCTCGTAGAAACAAGTGGTAGAATTATCATATGTACTGCGAATGATCCAAGTAAAATTAGTGAACCGTTTAAAAGACCCGGTCGGCTGGACGAACATATAGAATTTACGAAATGTACACGAAAGATGATAATACAGTTATTAGAGCTATTTTACTCAACGAAACTAACAACAGAACAAGAGGATAAAATAAATGATATGGAAAACAATCTTCACTTTAAATATTCTCCTGCAGAAATAAATAAATTTTGTTTCAATAACATAAGTAATATGGACGCGCTTATTACCGAAATTTTAGAGTGAAAATGATGAAAAATACAAATTGTAGAGTAATAAGAACCACTGGTTTTTATTACCTTATATAAATTATATGGGTGTATACTGCACTACAGTAATATATTTTTTACTTTGTAAAATTTAAATTTTCTATTAGTGGAACTTTTTCTTTTTTTTGTTTTGTTTTTATTAGATTTTTTATTTTTTTTAGACTTACTATTATTTTTTCTACCACCAAGCAGAAACTGACGAGACTCACCAGACGCACCAGACACACTCTCATCATCTTCCACCCGAGTTAATTCAGTTAACTCTTTATATAATGTAGATTGGGGGACACGTTGAAGAGCTTCATAAAGTTGCGAATCTCCGCTTTGTGCTTGTTCAGTCCGTTCGAGAAAATTTATAATTGCTACAATAATATCGTCTTTTATGTTTGCATCATTTATATATTCACCAACATTCAACACTGTAGTAGCAAATTCTATTTGCTTTTTAAATTTTTTAGCAGCTTCATCTTGTTGGGTTTTGAGGTCGGTTATTTGAGTTTTGGATTTATCTTCCTGAGATGAGGTTTTCGTGGCTGGATCTATTTGTTCTAAATTTCCACTAATGTTGTCCATAGTTTGTTTAATTTCTTCGCATGTTTTAAAATAGTCGTTTAGTAATTTATCATACATTTTTTTGATTTGGGATTTTATTCTATCAATTTCAACTTTATAAGTTGTTTCAATACTTTTTTTTATGGTTGGGGGATCTTTTGATTTAGACTCTACTATGGGTTTTAAATCAGTTAAAATTTTTTCATTGTTTTCTGAGGGCATGATACCTTCTTCAATAGCGTCATCTATATTTTTAAAATTCTCTTTCATGGTTTCCTTTATAGATTTACCAAGAGTGTCAAGTTTTTCGTATAATTCTCTAGTCTGAGCAATAAGTGCATTTATATCTGTAGGTTTAGCGGCAGCAGCCTTGGATTCGGCAGCAGCCTTGGTTTTGGCGGCAGCCTGAGCTTCAGCGGCAGCCTTGGATTCGGCAGCAGCCTTATCTTCAGCGGCAGCCTTCGCTTCAACAGCAGCCTTTGCTTCAGCAGCAGCCTTGGATTCGGCAGCAGCCTTCGCTTCAGCGGCAGCCTTGGATTCGGCAGCAGCCTTCGCTTCAGCAGCAGCCTGAGCTTCAGCAGCAGCCTTGGATTCGGCAGCAGCCTTCGCTTCAGCAGCAGCCTGAGCTTCAGCATCAGGAACAACAGCCGCTCGAGGAGGAGGAGCAGCAGGAGCAGCCGGAGCATTATCTACACTAGAAGAGACAATATCAGTCGTATCATTATTACCATTTTCCAGTAGGTGTGGTCCATGTGTACCCTCCCAGTGTTGTATCATGTCTGGGTTCATACAAGATGAAATTAGTTCATTTAGTTTAAGAGTAACAGTAATAACTAAATCTTCTCCATTACATACAATATTTGTATTATTGCCACAAGAGTCATTACCAATTCTCACAGAAGAAGATGTTCCACTAGAACCTTTAAATAGATTTGAAAGAAAATTAGCACCAAACCCTGTTCCTGTTCCTGCTCCCAGACCAAATCTATTTCCAAGTCCCGATTTAACCATACCGGTAGATGATGCACTTGTCGCAACATTTTGAGTTGGATCATATGTAGCTTTGGTATTTTCTAAATTAGCGATATTCATATCTTTCTCCTTTTCTACAATAAACCCTTGACTATATAATAGGTTAATAGTATCTTTAATAATGTCTTCAGCTTTTTCCATATCTTCAGCACCACCATATTGAATACTACCGCCCACATTATCAAGTAAATTATCACTATCCCTTGCCTTTATATTACCTAGTTCAGATGTTAAAATTTGTTGACTTAGTGTACTCTTTCTACTTGAAATGCTGAGAACATCCCCTTGCGATAACGATTCAAGTAATAATTCCATATTTAATTTAGGATTATTGGGTATTAAATATAAAGCAAATGTCAACTTGGTAGCTATTCTTAGGGGGTTTCCGTTGCTATCGACAAAAATTCCTGGTTTAACTTGCTGATTATATAAATTTTTTATAAACCGTATCGCTCCGGGTCTATTTATAATTTTACCATTTTTAACATAGTTAGTATTAAATGCATCTCTTATTGCTTTCAATTGTTCTTGATAATCTTTTTTACGATTTGCAAAATCAGAAGCCGCAACCTTATCAGACGTTTTTTCGCAATCATTCGATTCATTTAAACCGCTTTTTTGCATTATTTTTTTAATTGCTTCAAAAATCTCGTCAGGGTTATTTCCTCTAAAATCCTTTATTAATTTTATAACTTCACTAAAATTAGGAGGAACAAAAACTTTTTCTAATGTCATGTACGACGGTAGACTGTACTGAGGTAAGGTATTATCATTACCAATATCTGCTTCGGTAGAGAATGGGTTAAGCTTATTTAAAGTGGTTGTAATGTTTTCTTTGACACGACTAACAAAAGGAAGTTTATATCCATTTGGTAATATTGGTATTTTTTTATCTTTACACGAAAAAACAAATTTTCCATTAAGACCTCTTTTTACGTTTGGATTGAGAGTTTTAGTTACACTTGATTGAGCATCATATGGCACATAACTATAATTTTCGTCATTATATTTAAATGGAAGAAATTTAATACCACGCATGTTGGTTAAACTAAGATATTCCTCGGGGGTTTTAGTTAAGTCGCTCGATTCAAGTGTTTTTATTATACTTCTATACGTTTCACGAAAATCTGTGATATTCATTTGTTTATCCGAGCCATCCTTGTTCAAATCTTTGCCCGGTTTAAATCCGCAAACAATAGCATAAATTACGTTACCATAGTATACAAATCGAACAGCATCTCCTACTTGAATGTCTACACCCGTTTCATCGTCCAGTTTCTGTGTTTCGTCACCCCCTTGTTGTAAAAGATGTATTTTATGTATCCTAACTACCATATCATTTATTCCAGTTCCTGGTTCGTGAATATCCATTGGAATCATAAGATTATAATCTTCAGATTGGAAAAGTCCACTACCACCACCGCCTGTTTGGTGACTCACATCACCATTATCACCACCAATATTACCACCATTATCACCACCAATATTACCACCACTGAATCCTGGCGCGCTATTTGCAATATTTGTTGCCGCTATCTCTGTACTCACATCTTTGGGGGCGGTACCCGATTTGGCTATATCCAAAAAATTCTGACGTTTTGCAAGTTCTTCTGAAATTTCATTGTCCTTTATCAGTGACAACCCAGTTTTTCCATTCACTCTCATAAGAGATTGAAGAAATTTGTGTCTAAAAATTTTAATATTACCACGTCTAAAAAAACTAGAAAATTGTTTAATCTCGGCGTTTGCTGCAGTAACGGAATTTTTAAGCTGGGTCAAATCTTCTTTTTTAGCTACTGAAATTCCATCGACAATTTTTTTACTACTAGTTTTAGCAGCTTGTATTGCAGTTTTCATCGTTTCACAGGTTGTTGTGTATCTGTTGTTTTCATTATCGTTAATACTTTTTAAATAGTAGTGTATTACCTTTCTTGCTAAGAAATTTAACTGAGCTATTTTATTAAAAAATTTTGGACTTCTTTGACTTATAGCTCGAATCATATCATCATATTGGAACACAACATCGTGTATTTTGATTGACGATAAATTATCATGTCTAAGACGCATATTAAGGAATTCACAAAAAAATTGTCTATAAAAAATATTTACGTCTCCTATAGAATCAGATGGGGTAACATTCTCTATTTCTATTTCAATTCTTATCATATCCTTGGGGATTTTTTTTATATCAAATGGTATAGTTATATTATGAAATAAAATATTAAACCATTGATTTTTTTTTAACAATAAAATTATTGATTCATTTGCATCATCTAAAGCCGGAGAACCAGGGCTCGGAGAACCAGGGCTCGGAGAACCAGGGCTAGTTTTTTTTTTGAGTCCTGTTATTTTAAGAGTTTTACGATCTCTTATAACAGTATACTCATTCAAATTAAAATCAAATTGTACATAATGAGGATAGTCTTTATCAAAAAACTTCTTTTCTGTTGAAGTATTCATAAAATTGGTTTTTGATACAAATCCTGTTTGGTTGGGGTCTTTACTATCATATCGAGTATCATACACTTTAAATGGAGAGGTTCCAGTACCCGGTTTTATTCTATCACTAACGTATTCTATAAGTTTGTCAAGATATTTACTTTTACCTAATTTTACAGCAATATTTTCTTTACTAATTTTCTTATCAGATTCTGCAAAAGGACCGGTTCTGCTTCCTTCGTCTTTATCATTTCTTTCGGTCATCGCTTCTTCGATTGCATCATCAACACTTTTTCTAATATCACTTAAAGTGGATAGATACATTCCTTCAGTTTTACTAGTTACATTACTACGAAATATTGGGGGGGTTATAATACATGAGGTTTCTGTTAAGGTATCAAAAATGTTTGGATCATTAAAATATAACCGAACATGTATTTTATTATTGCAGTAGTAGTCGACATTGTCTTTATCTCTAGCATACTTAACGAAACGAGTATTAACAAGACTAGGCATTTGTACATTAAATACTAAATCATAAGTATCAAGTGCTGGGGTTTCGACAACTCTAGTTTCTATTTTTTGTAACTTAGCAGTTTGTAATGTAGCATCTGGGATAAATTTTGTTTTATCAAATAAACTACTAAACCAGTTACCTTCTCTTAACCATCTTTGAGTTTTTGTAATAACTTTTTGTACAGAAGTCATGTTACTTGTTTATAATCTATATAATAAATATATATTATTTCTATATTTTTAATTTTATGCTTTAATTAATTATTAAACTAAAAAAACATTTTGATTTATATAAAATATATTTAGTATAATAATAATATATCAATACATAAAATAAAAAATGTCACAGTCATGTGATTTTCCAATAAATATAGACACAACAGAAAAAGCCGAAAACTGTAACATGTACTGTGACTACAAGTACGAATATAACGACAGTTCATGTATAGTATATAATTTAGGACAGACGTTAAAAATAAAATATGATTTAAAATCCGACGGAACTGTTTCGCAAGCATTTCTAAATAAAAAAAAATACAATGTTTCAGGAATACAAATATTTCAACCATCTAGAAATACATATAAAGGAGTAAGAGCAGATATCGAACTTATAATAAGCCACGAAGGCGATAATAAAGAGCAATTATTAGTATCAATACCATTTGTAGTATCCGCTGGTTCATCTTCGTCATCAAATTTAAAATCAGGGGGGATAGTTTTAGACAACATTATTAACGAATTTGTAAAACAAAGTGCAGGAAGAACCGTAAATCAAAATGAAGGATATCAAATTAATATAAATAATTTTAATTTGAATAATTTTATACCAAACACGCCCTATTATTTCTTTCACATTGATACAGCTTCGTGTAAACAAAGCAATATCGTGTTTGATATGTTAAAGAGCGGGCAGACAATAAGTCAAACTGCTGTCGATAAATTAAATACAGCATTGATAAAGAATAGAGTTCAAAGTTTGTATCCTGCTATAACAAAACAAACGTTATATGTTAACTCAAATGGTCCTAACTTTCAAGGGAAGGCTACAGATGATAAAATATATATCGACTGTCAACCCACCGGCGAAGAAGGGAAAGAACTATATAAACAAACGAAAGACGATATCGGTAGTGAATCGCGCGCGTATGGTGCGAAACTAGTTAATTCTTTAATGGAGTCCGGTTCGGTCCAATTTATACTAGCAATCGTGTTGGGAATTATTGTACTGAGCGTAGGAAAGAGGGCTTTTACTAGAACATAGGGTGCACAGTAATTTGTAAAAATATATATTTTATTACTACTCGAAGTAATAATAAAATTTGACAAACATGGTAAATACGGGAAACACGGCAAACACGGCAAACACTGCAAACACTACCGACTTAGTTTATGCTTACAGCGTCATGCAAGTCATTTAACATGGGGGTAAATGTTTTAACACCCATAGCTGGACCAGTTTGTAAGGGAGCCATTCTTTGGACAACTTCTTCTTCTAGTGTAACGGGGAATTGGTTAAATGCAGACAAGTGCTGACTTTTAAGATTTTCTGTGGGGAGAAATCTAGTCATAGCTAGAGAACCGGTGGACATACTAGACCGCTTAAAAAGGAGATAAATTGCGAAAATTCCGACAAGTGTAACTAAAGGATGAAGATTTACGGACATAAATGCGAACAGACCGATAATAACAACATACCCGATGGTTGAGTCAATTATATTTGCCAACGGTTCAGGTGTTTGTATATTAAAAATAATATAAATAACAAAAACAACGAGTAATAAAAACTGACCGTTCATTAATTTATTGACACTATCATTTTTTTTCAACATTTCCGTATATCATAATATTATATTTTTTATTTATGGAATATTTTAGAATAATTCCAAAATAATTTAAAATTGAAAACGGCTAAATATAAATAGCAATAGTAGTAACCAAAATTTTATATCTTTAAAAAGAAACAACGCATAGTAATCTAGTATGAAGAAAAACGCGAAAAACGTATCTTCTTTGTCTACATCAAAAAATAGTGCATTGGAACAAAAAAATGACAAGAATGACAAGAATGACAATAGCGATAAAAACTATTCGACATATTTGGGCGAAAAGGGATATTCGATATTTAAAGAATGTTTATCAGTGGAAGAACAGCATTTTATAAGAACGGAACTAACCGTAAAGCCGTTTATTCCTAAATCGCCGATACAACCCAAAGCATTTCCTATATATTTAGAATCGCCGCTTAAGTTGTATATGCCGCGATATTTTGGAATAGACACATATGGACCGCCCGATAGAATACTTATAAACCGGGGGAGCACAATTTCATTACAATTCAGCGGTGAGTTGCGTCCATATCAAAATGCAATCGTAGATAAATATATAAAATGCGTCGGAGAATGTGGTGGCGGACTTCTTGATGTAGACCCCGGCAAAGGTAAAACGGTCATGGCGTTAAATATCGTGGCGCGGTTAGGAAAGTGTACTCTTGTAATTGTGCATAAGTCATTTCTGCTAAACCAATGGATAGAGCGAATAGGGCAGTTTCTACCCAGTGCGCGTGTTGGCAAAATACAAGGACAAATTCTAGATATTGAAAATAAAGATATTGTAATTGGAATGCTGCAGTCGCTATCAATGAAGGAATATCCAAAAGATACATTTCGCAATTTCGGGTTAGCGATATACGACGAATGTTTTCCACGCAATACGCTTATTCACACATCGCGCGGACCAATGGAAATAGGGTCACTATATGATATGTGGATTGCGCGAAATACTACGCAAAAGTATATAAGACTCGAGACGGAAGTAGAGAAATTGGTAGATGTATTGCCGAAAATTCTCAGCTATAATGAAACTACGTTGCGATTTGAATGGTCGCAAATGACGCACGCTTGGAAAAGACAGCGAAAAGAACTACTCAAGGTATATTTGATGTGCGGTTCATTCATTTGCACACCCGAACATAAAATCCTCACCGAAGAGGGATATAAGTGTGCAAAAGATCTACGCATCGGTGACTATATTCAATGTATGGAGTCTATGCATAATATTTCCGACAAAGTAGATATTAGCATGATGAACTTATATACAACAGCGGAAAAACATCTAAAAGGTTTACTAACACCGACCGCATTCTTATATACCGAGAATTACATACCGCCTGTAACCACCGAATACATTAAAATTTTCGGGAATTCAGACCAAGGTTATGACGTATTTGATATTGAGGTGAAAGACAACCACAACTTCGCGTTAAAAATGGAAGGAAAATATCTCAATCCAGTGGTAAGTAATTGTCATCATATGGGTGCGGAAGTATTTTCGAGATGCATGATGAAAGTGAATACAACATATACGCTGGGATTATCGGGAACTATGGAGCGAAAAGATGGACTAACAAAGGTATTTGAGATGTTTATTGGACCTGTGGTGCATAAAGAGAAGACCGAGTCCGAACACAGTGTAGTTGTGAAGGGTATTGTATACAATGTGGATGACGAGGAGTTCAATGAGACGCAGCATGATTATATGGGCAATCCGAAATTTAGCACAATGATTTCTAAACTGTGTAGCTATAGTCATAGGAGTGAGTTTATTCTGCGTGTATTGGTATCGGAGTTAGAGTTGAATCCCGACCAACAGTTTATGATATTGGCGCACAATAAGTCATTGATTACATATTTGCACGACGCGATAGCACATCGAAACATAGCGGGGGGGTCGGTTGGGTATTACATTGGCGGAATGAAAGAAGCCGCGCTAAAACAAAGCGAGGGGAAGAAGATAATTATAGCGACATATGCGATGGCGTCGGAAGGGTTGGATATCAAGACGTTAACAAGTTTGATTTTAGCTTCGCCCAAGACGGATGTTTGTCAGTCGGTGGGGAGAATATTGAGAGAAAAACATAGTTCTCCTCTTGTAATTGATATCATAGATGAACATGACATTTTCATGAGCCAATGGTATAAAAGACGAAAATATTATAAGTCGCAGAATTATAAAATTTTGGTATGCGATAACCACGAGTATAATGGCGGGTATAACAAAGATATATCGAAATGGAAAGTGTCGTGGGAGCCCAAAAGCGCGATAATTAAGGTGAGAAACGGTGCTGGTGATGCTAGTGTATCGAAAAAGATACAGGCAACAACCCCCTCGGGGCAAAAGAGTATAGCGGAACAACTTAAACTTACGCTTACCGTGCCAAAAAAGAATGACAATATTTGTGACAATAATCACGAAGAGTGTGACGATTTTGAAAAGGAAGAGGAAGAACATGAAAATAAACGCAAAAGAGGGAAGGGAAAATCTGGGTTAGAGAATAAAGGTTGTCTACTTGATGTGTCGGCGTTATTTAACGAATAGAATAATTTGCTAAATAATGGACTAATTCTAATATTTTTTATTTATTTATTACTTTATTACTTTATTACTTTATTAATATTGAACGCGGTTGCGAGAATTTACTTACCACCTGTTAAAGTATTATATGGCATAAAGGGTGCAGGATTTGCAAGACCACTCAGAGCGCTGGGTAAAGTGAAACCGGGAGTTCTATATCCTAGCGTAAACTGGGTATTTCCCATATACTGGTGATATCCGCCTGCTTGTCCTCTTCCTCCCCTCGCCTCCCCCCCTCTACGCGAACGCGAACGTCTATGCTTCATGCGATATTTAAGACTGCGTTTGCGTGCATATTTTTTCGATGAACGAGAGCGTTTATTTTTTCTGCTACGCTTTCCACTATGTCTGCGACGTTTTCCGCCACCTTTCATAGCGCCACAAGAACCAGAACCGCCGAATGATGTTTGAACGGAACTAGGGTTTACATTACCACCACTTACGGAATATAGCCCTCCACTTCCACCACGTAAAGCAGCGGCACTCCCTCCTGTTGCACCAAATTGCATATTTCCTGCATTTGCAATTGCACCAGCTGTGCTGGTTGGAAACATTCCCCCCACGTGCGCATTTGCGGGATTCAATAATGACGGCATTGAATTTAAAATGAAATAATATATATTTATAAAATATTTTATTTTAGAGCGTTGCGTATTTCAAATAGATAGACGAAGACAAATACGAAGACAAATACGAAGACATAGATGAATACATCTGCGAATATAGTAATAAATATTAATTTATACAACAGAAATAGGAATCCATTTCTTAAATTTATAGTTAAAAATACAACGCATTTTTATTATTTTATTTAAATCTACAAATTTATCGATTTGTATATTTTCGAATTCATCTTCTTCGTCGCTTTCTTCTAAACTATCTAAATTAATATTTTCTTTAATATTTCGGAATAATTTATTCATTAAAACACTTGTTTTATAATCGGGTATATGTGCTAGTTCTTTTGAAATAACATCAAAGTCTGTAGTACTGTTTTGATACAAGTAGTAAATATCATTTTGCAAATCTGGTTTCACGAAGAATACTTTGTATATTTCATTCGATGCTATTTTTTGTTTTACTGGTTCATTATATATTGACGGTTTATCGCTATATTTATTTATAGGTGTGGGGTAATTTTCGCCAATCGCGGACCGGTTAAGAGTAGCATTGCTGTTAAAATGATAAAATTCTATAATGGGATTGTATGAATTTTTATCCTCAAAATACTTATACTGAATAGAGTAAACATAATAAGGCAACTCGGCAGCTTTATCATAAGCTTCGGTAAAGTCCGTAGTCATAATAGGTAACCCAAAAACAACACCATTATTACAAAATGCCATATTATATCTCAACTTTGTATCAAATATATTTTTAATTACATTTAATTTATCCCGATAGTTGTATTGAGATATATCGTCGCCCTTATAATAAAAAATATCTTCTACTGAAAATATTTCACTACTGCATATATTTTTTTTATCGCTAATTTCACATCTTGTCTTAAATAACGTTCCATAAAATATTGTTCCATAAGATAGTACGTCGTCAAATGAAACGTTGCGATAAAACATATTCAATATTTTATTCTGATACCCCACCTCGAGAAAAATACAAATATTTTTTCTGTTTCGATGTGTAAACCATACAAAGTATTTTTTACCTTTTGGAATAATTACATATAAATCTGATAAAACTTTCTTATGAGTACCTTTTTCATAAGAAAATTTAACATTTGAAGGAAAATTTCGCAATATTTCATTCTGCTCGTCAAAAGATAAATTAAACGAATCCTGCAACTCCCTTTTACTAACATATGGAGTTCTATTATTAAAATTAGTTGTCATAATGGTTCACACGTAAGGCTCTTATAATGTACTATAATATATAATTATCTTTAACTATGTTACATATATTATATACCTTAATAAGAGGAATATGCAGAAGCATAAGAAGACGACATCGATGGCGTACCATAATCAGGTGCAACGTGTGAGTTATTTGTGTTATTTGTATTTAGATTGGGCGCGTAATTTGGCATATTATTTACTCGAGTAGATATACCATTTGCACCGACACTTGTCATAATATTATTTGGAGGGTATATATTATTTGTTGTATCATTATGAGAATTTATAATATGCATGTTTTCATTATTTGATTTTAAATCATTGCTATTTGTGTCACTAGCATTATTGGTAATATTTAACTCTTTTAAATATTTTTTAAGTTCATCTTTCATACTAGATGAGTTACTGTTATCGATGCTTCCATAGTTGTTCTTACTATCTTCTCCTAAATTTTGCAATCCTCGATCCCCCGAACTTCCTGCGCTTCCTGCGCTTACTGCGCTTCCTGTACTTTTTAGTGAGTTATAAATAGTATCGTATTTTTCTCTGGGTTTATTTACTAAATCTTTCAACTTTGGAGATGTCAACATTGTTTTAAAAAATGAATATAAATAATGAAGTAAAAATATTAATAATAATGAAATAATAGTAACTTTTATTATCCAGATCCACATTTATCTATTGTATATAATTACCTATATAAGTTTAACCTCGATAAAAACGACAACGCTTCGTCTTTTGCAAATTTATTTATTTCTATTTTTTTATTTTCGTCATTCGTTACATCTGCTGAAGTAATCAACATATAAAAATCATATATAGACCCATTCTCCATTTCTATAATAAATTTTATATTGGACTTAATATCATTTTTATATGTTTTAATTGTTTTATATTTTATATTATGATTATATGGTATTTGATATGAAGGAGTATCATGTCGCTTCATATATGAAGCATCCAATAATAATTCTAACTTATTATTAATGGTTATTTCCTTAACATTTTTGTCTATCGGATACAACTGAAATAAACTATTATTTATCATTTCAAAAATTCCCGTAGAACTATAAATTAATATTTTGTTACTTTCATCTACTAAATATTTTGATATGTCTATTATATTTGCTTTGGTTGCCTTGTTTGTGTTGGTTGCTTTAATTGCCTTGTTCACATCCGGGTTTAAAACATCATTCATTTTATTTATTGAAATATTCGGAAAATAAACTCTTATCGGAGTTGAATAATTCACATTTTTATCCTTTTTATTATTTTTAGTATTTTTTTTAATAGGGTTGTGTTGGTTGTGTTGGTTGTGTTGGTTGTATTGTTTTTTATCGCGTAATGTTTCCATTTGTACTACACACTATACGCTATATATACGATATATACGATATAGTATTTATATTTATATCTCTTTAAGTTGAACTTTATATATTATACGATAAACTATTTAAACCGATTGCAATCAAATGATATATTCTAGCAACTATTCAAAAAGATGGAAACAAATGGTAATGGTAATGGTAATGGTAAATCGGGAAAAATAAATGTAAAACTTAATAAAAGTGTTATAGCCGAACATGAGAAAGGTGAAAGCAAAAAAGGTGAAAGCAAAAAAGGTGAAAACAAGAAAGGTGAAAACAAGAAAGGTGAAAGCAAGAAAGACAATAGCGTGACATTTGTTATTGTTGAAAAAAATGGAAGTTTAAAAGATACCGATATTAAAGAGAATTTGATTTGTGCGGAAGAATTATCAAAAAAATGTAAGTTTAAAAAAGTTGATGGATTTATGAAGCGTACGCAGTGGAATTATTCTTCAAAAAATGAAAAAGAAAATTTGTCAAGCAAAATAATAGTAGAATTATGGGCAAAAGACGATGGTATAGCAAATAGTGAAAATAAATATGAGTTTCCTCCGCCAGTGGACACTGAATTATTTTTTGGTGCGTGTGCGTTGGTTGCGCGCGACAGTAAAAATAACTATATAAACTTGACTGGAGATAAGTGGAATAAAATTTATGAATATTTATTCGGGGGTTTTGAGTCGTTGGTCGCAAATGATGATGATGATGACGACGAGGAAGATGAATTGGAATCCGTACCCAAAAATAGGAAAACGCGCGATGGTTATTTAAAAGATGGATTTGTTGTTGATGGGGGAGTTGCCGGCGATTCTGACATAGAAATTGCGGGAAATAGCGACGACGATGGCGACGATGATGATGATGCCGACGATAGTGATACAGATAGCGACAAGTCTTCGGAAAATGGTAGCAATGATGGTGATGTTGACACGGGTCTCGACGGTGATGGCACAATAGAAGGTGTATATTTAAAAAAAAACAGAAACGCTGTAATTAAAAATGTATTAACTAAAATTAAACCTAAAAATAAACATGGCGCGAGTGATAATGAAAAGCATATTTTAAAAGAAGACGAAGATGACAATTCGGGGTGGAAAACGGACGAATCTAGCGAGTTAAGCGAAGAAGAATATTCGTATAGTAAGTAGAGGATGGTGATAAACGGCGATATAATACTTTTGAATGATTTTTTAATAACGTATAAAATAAATATTTTAAATAGTTAATATTTATTTTTTATAATTTATTTTTTTATAATTTATTATATATAGTATACTTTTGCGATGTTTGATAAGATTTGCACTCCTGCTCAGATTTATCTTATTGTTTCATTTATTTTAATGGTACTTTCTTATTTTGGGTTATCTGCCATATCTCAGCAGATTACTTTGAATCAGGCAAATAATTCGTTTTTACAGAGCCTTAATTTTACCTATCAAAAAGATACGAGAACATCATATGTAGTTCAAGCCGTATTCATTGTTTTATGGACTTGGGTTTTATCGTACTTATGTAAAAAGGGGTTTAGCAATCTTTCGTGGTTTTTGGTTCTTCTTCCTTGGATTCTTATGTTTCTTGCTTTTTTTGTTTACATAATCGAAACAGTTAAAAGTATATTTTTCGATACAACTGGTATGGTTTCATCCGCATTGAACCTTCCTTAATTCATATATTTGGGATTTTATATATATAGGAAAATTGAATAAAGACAATTCGATTGTTATTAATATAAACACACTTAGTTAATAACAATCACATCATAACCACACACAATCTATAATAAAATGCGTCAAATAACAAACCCTGAGCAATTTCGTGCAAATATTTGCACAAAGCTATGTTATATTATCGGCGACGAAGAAATTTCAAAAAATCTCGAAAGGGGTATTTTCAATAGTTCTTTAGGAAAAGCACGTGAAAAATGTATTATTCGAAAATGGGATAACATATATTTTGTGTCAATTTACTTAGACCTTCTTCGAACTATATACGTGAATTTAAAAAATGAAAGAATACTAAATATGATAAAGAATCGAGAATTTCAAGCACATAAGCTAGCTTTTATGACACACCAAGAAATGAGTCCAGAGAAATGGGAAAAGTTAATCGAATATAAAAAAATTCGTGATGAAAATAAATATGAACCGAAATTGGAAGCATCTACTGATAAGTTCACGTGTCGCAAATGTTATTCAAAAAAATGTACGTATTATCAGTTACAAACGCGATCGGCGGATGAACCGATGACAACATTTGTTTCATGTCTTGATTGTGGGAAGAGGTGGAAGTGTTAAATAACAATTTCCAAATCCTCGACCATCCAGTATTCAGAGCCCCGATTTGGCAATGGTCTTCTGATTATAAATGGTATTTTTTTCTCGTCTAGTTCTTTTAAAGCAATAAGATAACCATCAATAACACCTTCGGGTACTTTTACAAACGGGGTAGCGCCATCATTGATTTGTTTTGCCCTCTGTCCTAAAATTCTCGTTTTCTCATATTTTGTCAACATGGGCAACGTTCTATGCAAGCTGTCTACAATTACGCCATTCGCATCTCTAACAACGCGAGCCAAATTATAAATTTCATCATAGTTTTGTATAAGACTTTCCGGATGAAAATTCACCAAGTAGTCGTCTCTTAACTCTTTGTCGAATTTTTTCAACTTTGAATCATCGTCATCATCGTCGCCATCATCCATATGTTCATCATCACTATTTCCATCTTCGTCTTCGTCGCTATTATATCCTAGTTCTGCTTCTGTTGGTTGAATACCGCGTACTTTTTTTTTCCTAGATGAGCTAGGCTTTGATGCAGTTTCGGTAGCCGATTTTCCTTTGCGTCTACCCGGTTTATCAATGTTTGCTTCTTCTGCTTCAACTGCAGCAGAGCCAGTATCGTTTCCTGTATTACCAACGGCATTTTTCAAACTTCCTAGTAGTTTTGAAAATCCACTTTTGATACTTGGAACTTCTTCTTGTAAACCCACCTCGTTATCATCGCCTTCGCTTTCATCACCTGCAGTGTCGGTTTCATCGTCGGAATCTGATACTTTGGGGCTATCATTATCCGAGTCTTCTTCTTCGCCAAACCCTAGTATTGATTTTACTTTACTTGTAGTGTCTCTATTGGCGGCTTGTTGTTCGCCATCACTATTTACATCTTCGCCCTCCGAATCGGATGGTGAATTGGGTTCAAATTCGTCGGAAACATTTTTGGAAGCAGCTTTTTGCATTGAAAGTATTGATGTTTATATGTCTCTTATAATATATTACGTTGATTTTATTTCAATTTTATATTAATATTAATATTAATATTATTAATAATGTTAATAATATTAATAATGTTATATTCAAGATAACGCGGTATAAAAAATAATAAAAAAACAATAAAAAATAATAATTATACTAGAATATCATTAAGATAATAGTAACTCATCCATAACAATGGTCATTACATCGATTGTTCGGTATTCCAAACAGTGTCGCACGTCGAACACATATAAACAAAGTTCATGTTGACGTCATCGTAACGAAGATAAATAATTTCTCGATCATTTTCTTTTTGTGATTCATTGCTGGGACAAGTTTGATTCGGGCACTTTATTGTATTGATGCGCGGCAAGGTTGGGTCCATTTTGGTATATTTGTTGATAATCGAATTATATTTTTGCTTGTTGTGCTTAAAATTTGTTTTTGAAATTGTGACACTGTCTAGTGAAATATTTTTATTTTCATGACCACAGTTTCGACAATAGTAGACAATCGAATTGGGGTCTTCTTCAGATAGTCGAATATAATACATATTGCTACAATTTGTACAAAAGTGCATACTGATTTGTTTGGATGTCCGTATATTATATTATAGTATTATTTGTTTATTTCAATTTTACATAATTACTTAAACTTTTACTTAAAATGTATAAAGTGTAAAACATAAACATAAACATAAAACTAGTCAAAATCGGAATTAGACCTATTAATAATTTTAAAAGGGTGTAAATATACAATATACTACTCTAACACAATATCATACTTTTTCGATGTCTTTAATAGCTTCTCTAGTAACTCGTCAAAATTTACATAAAATGACATATTATATAACCCCGTTATTGAATAAGATTTATTATAATTCTTTACCTTCATAGCGCCATGAATGACCTGTTTTAATTCATTTGCATTTTTTTTAAATCGTTCCACCATAAATTTATAAAAATATTCCTTATATTCTATTTCAAAAAAAATAATGGTGGTGGTCATAAATTCATCCATAAGTCTTATACATGAAAACTCGATATTTTTATAAAAAATCATAGTGTGGTAGTTATGATAGTCGTGGTGTTTTTCCGTAATGCCCGGCTCATGTAACATCGGATGACTATCCATTATAGACGAGAGCGTCAATAAAATTGACTTTATAGTTAAACAACTCGTCCACTGTTCCCCCCTCCATGAATTCAGGATTGATAAACATACCTTTTTTGACTTGTAAAAATTAGGATGAAATCTGGTAATTCCATCATTCGTAAGATATTCAAAAACGGGAGGAGAATGTGGATAATCGGCTGGAAAATTAATTTGGAAGAAATAGTATCCACCAAAATATAAAGTATCCGGTTGTCCAACTATCATTGCATACGCCTTTAAAATATTTGTATCCGAGTGTTTATAATAAATACCATCCGCATCCAGAGATGATACATATAAGTCCTTTATATCCTTTAATAATCGTTCTATTGTCTCTTTGGGTATATGTACATTAGAAACATCATCTGATGTAGGTGTATTTTTTTTTATAATTTCATTTTGTATTTCTTCGTCACTTGGCACATCCGCACCTCCACCCAGACCTGCACCTCCACCTGCATTTACATTTTTTTCCATCCTAAAACTATATACTGTAACTTCTGTCGATACCTCAGCAATGTATACTATACGCGTTTTATTTTTATGTTGTTTTTATACATATGTTACTTTTCGTTAAAACACGATTGTCTACTTTTAGGGATATTTTTAAACATATAAAATTGATATAAAAATATCTCTACCTATAATATACAAATGGAATTTTCAAACAACTCAACACGAAATAAACCAGAGTCATCAAAAATGTCTTCAGCTTCATCTAGTGCAAGTGAGTATGAACAATATATAAAACAATACTATATAAAAAAGGGCGAATCCTCTTCCGCCGGATTATCGTTTACACATACTCGAATCCCTAGTATAGAACACGGCGTAACCGGCGGAACATTCTGTATTCCACCTGAACAGTTGCCCGAATTCTGGACAAAATACTCGAAACATGTTATTGCAAATAGGCGTCATGAATATTTAACCGAAAAACAGTTACAGGGTGGAGGACCAATTCTTGTTGATTTGGATTTTAAGTATGGATCTCATATCGATGCGCGTCAGCACACGAAGGACGATATTGAAAATATTGTCGCGCTCTATATGAATGAAATTTCTAAAATATTGAACATTGAAGATGGAGTTAAGAAGGAAATTAGTGTTTTCGTTTTTGAAAAGCCAAATGTGAATACAGACGATGAAAAACATACAAAGGACGGAATTCATTTGATTATTGGTATACACGCCGATAGAGTTATTCAACATATGCTTCGAAACTCTATTCTTAAGAAAATTCCCGATGTTTTAAAACACTTGCCGTTGAAAAATTCTTGGGAAGATATTCTCGATGATAATATATCGCGTATTCAGAACCCCGTGGGTTGGCAACTATACGGTTCTAGAAAACCCGGACACGAAGCTTACGAACTTAAATTGCAGTTTAATTTTGTATATGTGAAAAATGATAATACCGATGAATACGATGAGGACGGAGGCGATGAGGATGGAGGCGACGGTGATAGTGATAATGAAGACGCATCCGGCGAAAAATCCGAACATATCTGGGAATATCAGCCAAAAAATGTGTCATTCTTCGACTATGTGAAAAACTTCAACCTTCTATCCGCACAATTTGACGGACATCCGCGTTTTGAAAACCGCGAGTGTATTCAGCGCGAATATGATGAAATTAAAAGTAACAAGGTGAGAAAACCAACACTTGCCAAAGCAGGCGGCGTGCGACGCAGAGCAACGAATACTAATAATGGTGATATATTCGATATTACTAATCGCGAACAACTTACAGATGAAATTGAAAAACTATTTAGTAGCATTGAACCGCGCGAACACTTCATCAAGGAAACCAGTGAGTACACCATGTGTCTTCCCGAGAAATACTATAATCAATATGAATTGTGGATACGTGTCGGCTGGGCACTCCGAAATACTAGCGATAAATTATTCCTTTCATGGATTCTTTTCAGTTCGCAATCCGATAAATTCAGCTACGACAAAATTCGCGAGTTTTATGAAAAATGGTTGACGTTCTCAATGGAAAATGAAGATGGTCTCACGCGTCGTTCAATTATATACTGGGCACAACACGACGCAAAAGATAGATATAATCAAGTATATAAGAAAACAATTGACTACTACGTTGACATTACACTGTCAAATGACCTGGTAAATATTAACGGAAAACCAGAAACAACCATGGTTGACTTGGCGGTCGTTTTATTTAATATGTTTAAAAATCAATTCGTATGTGCTAATTTCGGCGACAATACATGGTACGAGTTTGAAAATAACCGCTGGGTAGAATGTGACTCCGGTATTGCTCTTAAGCAAATGATATCAAGTGAAATGTACAACGTTTATATCAGTCGCATCGGCTCAATGGGCGGAGCACTTGGAACAGGAAACTCGAAAAAAGCAAATAAACAAATTATTGCAGCCGCTGCTGCCGCTTCTTCATCCACCGGCAATGCTTCTACTACCGACGAATCCGGAAAACCAAATCAATTCCAACATAGAATATCCGACATTTGTATTAAACTAAAACAAACAGGGATTAAGACAAACATCATGAAGGAAGCTCAAGAATTGTTCTATGATAAAAAATTCTCACAAAGTATCGACACAAAAACACACCTTTTATGCTGCAATAATTGCGTTCTTGACTTCAAAGAAAAACGCGCAAGACAAGGACAACCCGACGACTACATCACGAAAAGCACGAATATTGACTACTTTGCACTCGACCATAAAAAACATGGCAAAGTCATTGCGGAAATTAACGATTTCATCGCCAAACTATACCCCGAAGAAGATATTCGAAACTACATGTGGGAACATTTGGCATCGTGTCTTATTGGTGTAAACTATCCGCAAACATTCAATATTTATACTGGCTGCGGCAGCAACGGAAAATCAAAACTTGTCGAGTTGATGTCTGTAACTCTCGGTGAATATAAAGCAGTTGTGCCTATCTCACTCATTACTAGCAAGCGCGCATCTATCGGTGGAACGTCCTCGGAAATTGCTCAGTTGGTTGGCATTCGATATGCCGTTATGCAAGAACCATCTAAAGGAATGCGTCTCGAAGAAGGTCCTATGAAGGAAATTACAGGCGGTGATCCCATCCAAGGTCGCGCTCTATTCAAAAATATGATTACTTTTCAACCTCAATTCAAATTGGTTGTATGCACAAATACCCTATTTGATATCAAAGCAAATGACGAAGGTACATGGAGACGTATTCGCAAAGTCGACCACAAGGCTATCTTTTGCGAAACACCGCGTGATGATGATCCAGACAAACCATATCAATACCTAATCGACAAAAGACTCGACGAGAAATTTAAAACATGGGCACCCGTATTCTTGGCAATGCTTGTTGACAAGGCGTTTCAAACTGGTGGTATGGTGAAAGATACACCGGCTGTTCTCGCTAGCAGCGAAAGTTATCGTAACAGTCAAGACTATATTAATGAATTTGTTCGCGACAAGATACGCAAAGTTGATGGACACTATGTTAAGAAAACAGAAATGTATGAGTCATTTAAAATTTGGTATATTGAACACTACGACAGAAATGTACCTCGCGGGAATGAAATTTATGAAGTTTTCGACAAGAAATATGGGAAATATACAACAAAGGGCTGGAAAAATATCTCTATTATTTACAGTCACGACGAAATAGAAGAAGAGAATTAATGCTAACCAAAAAATACATGTGTTAAAAATATAAATAGTTAATACATATTTACATTTTTACATTTTTTACATTTCTTTCACACCTATGTCATAATTCTATTATGCACAGCAGCAAATATAAAATTCCACACTGACTGGATTTTTTCCAATATCCATAAAAATACTGGAGTAGAAAAATATGGATATAATATCAACCCTACAAGAATAAGTACTGACATAATTGTTACATTTCTTAAATATATCATCACGATACATATCCACAAAATAACTAAAGTCCAATAAACTACTACTGGAATCAGCGTCCAGTTTTCAACTCTTTCCTTTAACTTATTTTCATACATTGACTTTCGATTATATGTATATAAATCACTCTTGCCTCCATTTATCATACTTAATAACTCTTTATTATCCTCGTCTAAATCTTCCATCACCTTTCGCATATTTTCAACAGCAATATTTTGTTGCTGTGTTACCTTTATTAAGTCCATTATTAGATTATTTACTTCAATATACTTATTGTTCAACTCCTCTAAATCTTTCGTCCCTTGCGCGTTATATCGTTTCGTCAATAATTCATTATACTCATTTGTACCATTTGATACATTATCCGGCGTAGTTCCGTATTTATTTATCATATAGTTTTTTTCCGCAATGTATTCGTTTAATAAAGCATTGTCATTTGACTTCTTCGCACTTTCGTATATTTTTTGTAAACTGTCATCACTAAATAAACCACCACCACCACTACCGGTTGTTGTCAACGCTCTATTTACTTTATCAACTACACCCATAACAGCAGCCATTGTTCCTGTCGCCTGTTTTGTCAACTCGGGAGAACATCCACCATTCATCGCACCTTTAAGCTCTGAAGCATTTTCATTATTTGTTTTTTCAACATCCCTGGCTATTTGCTTGGCTTTTTCACTTTCTGACATTGCAAATTTATTGTTATATTATTATTATATTATTGTTATATTATTGTTATATTAATAAATAAATGGTATTTTACTTAATGTAAAATAAAATACTATTTTTATTTTACTATATATTGGATATTACAAAGGATATTACAAAGGATATTACAATGGATATTACAAAGTGTTATAGGATGAATTGCAATCATATAATGTATCTGACGACGGTATAGGAGACATTCCGTCATCGCCATTTTTTATTTTACAGTTAGGATTTTTAAGCTGAAATGGTACAAACGTTTCCTTTTTAATATCCTTACATACATCTAGTAACACTCCTTGCCCGAAGGTTCTATTGGTTTCTCTAGAAATCGTATTTCTAGTGCTATCTTCCACCTTTGTTATGTCAAAAGGAAAGTTGTACTTGTCATAGTCGACGTTGTTACGCCTCGATAAATCGTATACTTTTTTGCCTACAATTATAACACCAAAACAAAGAGCAACAATTATAATTAAACTCGCTATTTCGTCTGTAACTATACCCATTTTTATTAAAAATATTGCAAGAATTATAATACCACAATAAAAAATAATATGTTTCATTATATCAGCATGTGCTTCGTATCTTCGCGTGTAATAGTTATTCACGCCAACCATTCTTTCAGCATTATCTCGAATTGTTATTGAATTTTTTAACTGACTAGATGTGTTGGTCAAGTCATTTTCGATAATATTTAGTGCAACAAGTTGTTGAGCATATGATTTTCTTTGAATGTTATAATCAGATTGCGTAATACCGTAATTTGCCTTAATTGTTTCAAAAATATTACTTCGCAACTTTGTTAAGTTATCGATTTGTCCGAATTTATCGGCAATTTGTTGTTGAATACTAGGATCGGCAATATTCGGTGAACCAGCCAACTTTTCTAAATCGGTAAATAATTTTTTTTGTATATTTTGCAGTTCAGCAATATTGGTAAACTGTTCATCTAAATTTTTTTTAAAATCATCTTGATAAGTAACCAATGGATCTACAGATAATGATGACATGTATATACAATATACAATATTACAATAAAATAATATTAGTTATATTTTATTAATATTATTTGTTATACTGTTGCAATTATATTTTACGCTTATTCATATATATATATATATATATATCATGTCGTCATTAGTCTATTGTACTTCTAAATGACTTAATTGCAACAATACCAGCAATAACTGTTACTATGCTCCACAATACATAGTTGTAATTATCACTAACAAGAAGTAACTCTGTATCATTAACGGTTGCCGTATTTGTTATATTTGATTCTTCATATTTATCTATTTGTTTTTTAACCGCTTCTTGTCCCGCAATTCCCTTCTCTATGTCTTTTGACTTTGTATTAATTGTATCCTTTAAATTATTCTGGTTTGTATAGACACCATTTATAGAACTTTTTATTTCATTTCCTTTGTCAATAGCAGCTTGATTTTTTTCTTTCAACTCTATCATTCGCGGGTCTAATATTAAACCCAGTGCACATTTTTCGTTCACCGTCATATTACCCGATGCAGGATAAGACATATATATTGCACTATTTACATCGTTCACAAACTTATTACAAGAAAAATGACTACTATTTGTAGTACTTATCTTCTTCTTTCTAATATATGTAGTTTTATTAGCATCCAATATTCTATCTCCATTTGGATATATATCCCCGTCTGTATACCTTTTACACACAGAGTTGATATATGTATACCCTGCACATGACGGGTCACCATTACACGCTACTTTACATAAATCTTCTTTTGTATTTGGAACAATAGTTCCCACCATCGAAGGCTCGAAACCTTTCATCTGAATATATTCATTCTCAAACTCTGTCATAGCGACAGGGTATTCACGCAAACCATTATTTATATCGATATACGCCATTTTACCTTTTACATTCGGATTGTCTACTTTAGTTAAATAATACTGCGAATAGTTACTAGAATTTCCTATTAAATTATTATCCTTATCAGCACTCGTCGTCGCTCCTTGTGTTTGGGATACATTATAAACAGAATATTCTAGTATTAAACTTCCTGAAGCCCCCGCTGATTTTTTAAAAATTAACCTACACTTCCCCGTCGGCGATGAAATATATTGTCCATTTGTTAATGTCTGCACGTTCATTGAAAATGAAGTTAATAAACCACCGCTATTAATACTACCACGTACCCAATCAGGTCTTTCAGCCCACGGTATCATTGTTTTATTTCCACCAACAATTGCTATTATTTGAGTTTCCGCTTGATTTGATATTTGATTCAAATTTGTATAAAGAATATCATTCGAGTTTTTATTGTTTACAATTGTAATAGCACCGTCATCTGATAATCTTAAAGAAAATGACGGATATTGTTCGTATAGCTCCCAACAACCTATACTAAAACCTTCTCCCAAATTTATTCGCGTTGATGTGGGTGTCATATCCTTTTTGCCACATTTATATCTAATATATACATATCCGCTACCCTGCCATGTAACAGTTTCAGTTTTAGTACGCATTACCCAATCATATTGTTGATAAGAATATGTATTCTCACCCCACTGATAACTATAAGTTCTTAAAATGGGTTCCCAGTAACTGTACTGTCTGGTAGTATCTAACCTTCCACCCGGCGTTCCTACAGGGGAAGGATTAAACTTTATTATATTATCCCACTTATCCCACCCCGATTCATAAGCATAACTAGCAGTAAGATCGTTAACTGTTGCGCCATATTGCGGACTCAAAATATTGATAGGGACTTTTGTATTGCCCGTGGCGGATATCAGTGGTGTTATAAAAAGATTACCACTCGTTCCGGAGTAAAGTCCACCATCTGCTGCAAAAGTAACCGCATCGTGTGAAGCAATAGTTGTAAAAATAGTTGCTCTTTCGATAACTTTAAATGCATTCGGTACTCCACCGTTGAGTAACTTGTCTCCAATATAACATTGTCCGGTTTTACTAGTAGAGTTATAATTTGAAAGCGACGCAAAAGACATACCTTTATCCATCGCTCTTGTTACGCACTGTTTAACAGTAGAGTTAGCCAAATCTATCTGCGGCGATAATCCACCCTGATTCGCAGCGGTTTGGTCATATACACCCACGTATACCATGTCGGTGTCATAGTTAAAATCGATGGGCTTCGATACATATAAATTTGCCCCCGCATATTCACTACAAGGGTATGAACCACTACTCCCAGCTGCCATCGGCGTTCCGTATAGCGCAAGGTTTCCTGTACCATCTTCTAACACCGAATAATCATTCGCCGATTTACCGACTAAATCGAAACCCACCGTTTTAGGTACAGCTGGAATACCACATTTCGTAGCACCTGCGGGATATAATTTAAATAAACCAGCATTATTTACACGACCAAAGCTACCATTCGCAATTTGTACGTCTTTATTTCTTAGCGTCGTGTCGTCACTTTTTTTGTTAATATCCAGAAAAATCCTCGCTTGTGTGGTAATATTATTTTGAATTCTATTTAAATCCGTCATAGAAACATTATATCCAGATATATTTGTATTCATTGTGGCAGTTTCTCTATTGTTTTTTGATATTAAAGCCGCGTTCTCTATTTCAAAATTTTCAATAATTTCGAAATCATTATCTAGTATAAAATTTTTATTGTTTTTGGTTTTATATTTGTTATTTTTAAGATTATTAGATGTTTTATTGACTCGTATATTAGACTGATCTATAAATCGTAATCCATCAGTTATACTTTTAGTGTTATACATTTATTTTTATTTATAATTATGTTTTCTATTTTCTTAAATATAATTATACTCAGATAAAAATATTTGTTATATCGTATAGTTATAACAAATAACAATAACAATAACAAAGAGAAATTACGAAGTGTATTTAATAGAAACCAATGGATTAAAATCTATTTTGGGGATATCAGGAAGACCAAAATCTAAATTTTTGAGTTTATATTTTAAGTCATACCATTCGACGTTCCATTGGCTATACATGAAAAATATAAATAGACATATTAGTAAAATAAGACTTATTAATAACACGCTAAATGATGAATCAGGGCTAACTAAATTAGATATTGTTATATATAAAATAATTGCTAGTATAATAAACCATATAATATAAACATAATATCTCTGTTTTGTAAGCAACGATGTCTCGTGTTCTTTTGCAAGCGAAGTATCGATATCATAAATAGTTTTTGTTTTGTTTTTTTTCATTATTTCATCTACCTCGATAATTCGCCTCTGAATATTGTCTATGTCTATTTGCATTTTATTATAAGACGAAAAGTCTTTACCCGTATTGTCTTTTACTTTAGACATCAGTTCTGCCGAAATATTTGCCATCTGCAGCGATAACTGGTCTAGATTATTTTTTAAATTTTCTCTTGCCAATTTATCATCCGATAATCTTTTAGCCATCTGTTCTTTGGTCTCGTTTGCAACAGGTTCTAATGGTTTTATACCCTTTCCGGGTGTATTTTTAGCTTCACCAATAATCGCATTGAACCTGTCTACAACAATTTTATACTGCGCTTTGAGATCATCGTAATATTTTGTAGTAGTTCCTCTCATTGTTTCTTGAAACCCTTCTATATCGCTTGTATCATTTAATGACTCCGCCATGTGAACGGTAGCGCTTTCTATTCCATGCGAATTTGATATTAAGTTTAAGTCCAAATTTTTCTTTATTTGGTTTTTTATTTTATTCTCATTTTGCAAAAACTCTACACCTTGTAAAATCCCTGGATCGGTATATAGCTGTTGTCTGTATCCATTATTAGAAATAGGTGCTAAATCACTAAACATGTTTAATAGTTCCATCTTAAAATAATTATGTATAACATATAAATAGAAAATGTATTTTTATAATGTCGATATTACTAATATTACTAATATTACCAATATTACTAATATTACCAAATACTATTCATATTATTAAAATTATTCGTCAATCTATTCGTCAATCTATTTTGGTTTGTTTGTTAAAAATATTTTAATATTTTCTATTTGCCTATTGACCCACGATTCACTCTTATCTTTTAAACAACTGTCTGCTATTCTCTTTATTTCTTTTTCTGTATTTGTTTTTTCTATGGGTGGATTTACTTTTCTTAATACGTATATTATAAAATAAAACACTGAAATTATAACAGCGGCTATTAACACAAAAATAATAATATTTCTAATCATATTATTCGATTCCGTTCCATCGGGATTTTGAGTATTCGCATTTTCTACTAATCCTTTTGCACCCTTTGCCGCAGTTTCAGCAAGATTTTTGGTGCTTGCGGCTACACTCGACGCAACTTCTATAAACGGTGTAGACTGTAACATATATAGAACAAAAATAATACCAATAATAATTGATATAATATAAATCAAAGAACGATAATATAATATACGTTCATTCTCAAAAAACGGCTTTGACGTTGCGCTAGTATCTTTTATATTTGTCGCTTTACTTAATAATTCTTTATTTTCGTCATTTAATTCGTCTATTTTTTTTTGAAAACTATCTACATATCTTGACTGTTCTATAAATAAAGCCTTTAACTCTTTTGTTATATTTAAATAGTCATCATTTAAAGAATCTATATTATTTTTTGTGTTTACAAATGCATTATTCTTTGAAAAGTTATTAACACAATCAACAGAATTTAAATCATTCCTCGACAAACTACAACTAAATACCGGTATTTTAAATTCTACAAACTCGGTTATGTAATTTTTTGTGTATTCGTCGTATTTCTTATTTAAATTATTAAGATAATTCGAATAATATTTTATTATTTCCGCCATATCTATAATGTGTGATATCTATAATATCATAATAAAATATTATTTTATAAAAACAAATGTGAAAAACATAAAACATACATATATAATCATATAATCATAAAATAATATTATAAATAAAAATAGTTGGATGCATTCATGTAGTTGCAGCGCTCGCATCCCATCCCATCCCATCCCATCCCATCCCATCCCATCCCATCCCATCCCATCCCATCTCGTCTCTTCTCTTATTCAGACTTATAACATCGTTTGTGTACAGTACCTGTAATAATTTGAAATAACCGATGTTTTGCTTGGTCGTTCTATCCGACAAATATCTCCCGGTCTCATTCCGATTGCTTGTGCGACGGGGTCGAATCGAGAAATATCGGGCAAATTTTTTACATCTAAAATATTGTATCTTTTAATCATCTCCTTTCTTTCATCCTCGTTTAAAATAACATGCTTTGGAACATATTGATGTTCTAGAATATTAAACTGTAGTCTTTCTAAACTAAATAATATAATAAATATTTTATGTCTGTCCCAGAATTCGTTTAATATATTCATTAATGTTTGATTCATGTCCTGTTTTATTATTATTATCAGTGTATCGGTTTTTTTATTCAAAACTTGTTCTATATTGAACAAGTCGTCTACATAATCCTGTATATTTTCAACTCGCAGTGTTTTCCCTAAATGAAACTTTACATATACATTTTTTTGTTTAAATGTTCCTTCATTGGTTGCAAGAATCATGTCCAACTGTTTTGGAACATCTTTATTTGTATACATTGCGTGCACTTCATTTACTCCAAAATTATCATATTCCGATGTATCATATTGTTGTTCTTTTAATAAATCGAGAATTGTTTTTCTCGATTTGTGAATCATGGTTATTAATCCACTCGATGTTTTTTGTTGTTGTGCTGAAGACATTATTTACTTATTCTTGGTTTTCTTGTTTATTTCTTTCTTATATTTATATTACAAAACAATAATTTTAATTCAATTTTATTATTGTTTTATTAAATTAGTTATTCGTTATTGTTATTTGTTATTCGTTATTGTTATTTGTCTTTCTTTTATTGACCTTGGTTGCCAAGATTTACGATTACCGTTTTCTTACCTTGTCCTTCCGTTTTAGCGCCTTCGTTTGTATTTTCTGCGCCAACTGATAATACCCCTTGCGCCATTTGTCCTTGCGCCATTTGTCCTTGTTGTAAGGGCATTCCCATAGGCATTACTGGTTGTAGTGGATTTGCGGAAAGCACAACATTTGTTGGCGCTCCCGTCAAAACAATCGGAGAACCCGTAGGGCTCATAATAGAGGAATACTGTGGTGATGCCGGTGCATACTGAGGCGAACTCAAAGGCGATGGAGACAAATTTGCGACTGAACCAAACCCCATAGGTTGGTATTGTGCTAGAGGCGAACTCCCAACACCAACGGGGCTTGATGCTGTATATCCGGGAGATGATGGAAAATAAATGGGCGATCCCTGTTGCGCACCTTCTTCTATACCTTGTTCTGCGCGCTGTTTTGCTTCTTCCATAACTTTTTTTCTATATGTTACTTTTTGAAACTCTTGTACTATATTTACATACGAACTTAACCAGTTATTTGGTGTCTGATTTCTAGCCAATTCATTCGCCATGATTTCATCTGGTATTTTTTCTCCTGTTGGGTATACTAAATCTTTCTCAGACCAACCAACAGGATAAGTATTTGGAAACGACCCATATCCACCTGATGGACCGTCCCATACTTCTGTAGGAGAACCGCGATCGTCTAAAATTAACGATGCAAAAATATACTTGTACTTCTTTGGCGCTCCTTCTCCTTCAGATCCTTCTAATAATTCGCGGCTTTCCAATCTCCAGCCAAGATTCTCAATATCTTTAAGCATCTTCTCCTGCGCCTTTTGGTTATCCAACAAAATGGCATTCGTATTCTCTTGTTTTTTATCCAATTCGGCTTTTCGGTCTGTCTTACTTACCACATATCCCACCGAACTTCTTTCTTTATTCGACTCAATTACGCGCGAAATAACATCGGTTGTTTGCGGTGCGTTATCAAACATAAGTTTGTTAATCGTATTTGAATATGACATACTCTCAAGCTGGTCGATATTATCTTCTGTTATAATTCGCATAGAAACATTCATCGTCATTAACTCTTGCATCAGTAGTTTAAAAGAGTATGGAATACGAACAATACTAAATGACCTACCAAATTTTGTTATTTTATCAATGTTCATATCGCTCAATAAATTTCCCGTAAACTTTATAGGACCATCCGCCATAGGACTAATAAATAAATCGCGCATACTATTATAAATTGCAATCGTTCCCGTCTTATTGCATATCGCCATAAAATACTCGTCACCTCGAATCATCATAGACTCTTGTAGAAAATGACTAACACCGTGTGCTATTATTCCGTCACGTTCCATCTCACCTACACGTAAACCACCATCATTTGCTCTACCTTGTACAGTTTGACGTGTAAGAAGCGTTCTTGGTCCTCTAGCTCGATAGTTAATTTTATCTTTTACCATATGTTTCAAACGCATATAGTATGTAGGTCCAATATATATATCCGATTGTATTTGTTCTCCCGTCATTCCATTATATAATATTTGTGTCCCGCTTGAATGAAACCCCTCATTTACTAATAACTTGCCATATTGTTTTTCTTTTGGACCTGTATTTAAAAAGGCAGTACAATCTCCAAATGCACCATATAAACAGCACGCTTTTCCAACTAGTGTCTCAACTAATTGACCAATTGTCATACGCGATGGTATTGCGTGCGGATTTATAATAATATCGGGGCGTATCCCATCCGACGTGAAAGGCATATCTTGTTCTCGAATTAAAATACCAACAGTTCCTTTTTGCCCGGCTCTTGAAGCAAATTTGTCTCCGATGCTAGGCATTCTTTCTTCGCGAATACGCACTTTTGCTAATCTTGCGCCTTCCTCACTTTCGGTAATAAATGTTTTATCTACAAATCCGAGTTGCCCTTTTTTAGGAAAAATAGATTCGTCAATCGGTTTCTCGGGATTATCAAGATTTGTTTTAACTTTCCCAATCAATACAATTTTATCATTTAATTCCGTGTTTTCTTTTATCATTCCATACATGTCGAGATGGTTATATTCGTATCCCGGTTTTAATCCAATTACATTTATCTCGCTTTCAATATTTACAATATGTGAATCAAGCGCAACACCTTTGTTTTTACTAGACTCTTCGCGTGTTTCATAGCTATTAAAATATGTTGTTCGAAACATTCCGCGTTTCACAGAACCTTCATTAAATAAAATAGAGTCCTCTACGTTGTACCCCGAGTAGCACATAATAGCAACAATTACATTTTCACCACATGGGTGTTCTTCGTTGTTTATGTGTTTTAAGTAACGACTTTTAACTAGTGGTATTTGTCCATAGTTTAACATTACACCCATCTTGTCAATCCGCGAAAAGAAATTTGTACTATATAAAGAAACCGCCTGTTTTGCTTGTCCGCACGCAAATGCATTTCTTGGCAAAGGGTTGTTTTCCGGAAACACAATTTGATTACCCATAAATCCATATAGTATGGATGGGTGAATTTCAACATGCGTATACGGTTTATCGCGCGCATTATATGACAACGTAATCAATAGCGATTCTTCTTCCGCCGTATCTACATATTCTATAATAGACGGAATTTTGCTTTTCTGAATATTGACAATTGTTTCCGTACCATATAATGCCATTGGAGTATATATGATTGGTGAGTCGATTTTATATCCATCCACCAATATTTCATTCATCCCGACAACCAAACTCTTCCAGCTAAATTTACCCGTCTGTAAAGCCGCTAATATTTCTTTTTTTTCAAAAGAATATCGCATATCAATTGTATCGTAATATAGCAAAGGTCTGCATAACCTACCACCATCCGTAAAAATGAACATCTCGTTGTTTTGTATTTCCCAATGCGAACTTATAAATGGCGAAATTAATCCAAATCTCCTATACGTTTTTATTTGAATACTTACCTCATCAGGATTCGATAGTACACCCACCCATGCCCCATTTATAAATACTTTTGTTGCACTAAACAGATATTTTCTAGGACATTCCTCTAATAATTTCATACCTATTATATCTCGCATCCATTTTATCATAGGTTGTCCAGAGAATCCCGTAGTAATATGACACATTAAAGTCATATTTTTATGTAAACCACAATTTGCGCCATCTGGTGTGTCCACCGGGTCAATTATCCCCCACTGTGAACTATGCAGAAGACGAGGTTTAATTGATTTTGAAGACGAATCCATTGGTAAATTTATTTTGCGGAAACCCGAAATAAATGAATTATATGAAAGACGATTTGCATCTTGCACAACACCGATTTTTTTAGTATGTTCTACCGACCCCCAGTTTCCCTTAAATGCTTTTTTAAACCCCGACTCCACAACTCGATCTTGAAAGATTTCATTTTTATTTAGTAAAATAAGCGAAGGAAACGTGTTTACCGCGTTGTACCTAGATGCATTACCATAATATTCGCGGTCAATTGCTAGACGAATATTGGCTTGTTGTAGAGAATAATATTCTTTAAATAAGTCATATAACAGGCGACCAGGCGAGTCAACACGTTTAAACTTGAAGTTGTCGCGGTCAGTTGGCTTTTCGACTTTTGTATATACTAGTAATAATTTGTAAACAATGTATCCCAAATAGTACGCTTTATTTATATAGTTGAGTTCTCCGAGCTGAGGTAGAAAATAGTTCATTAATATGTCATGTACGTGTGAGATCGTTTTTGACTTTGTAAATGTGGATATAAATTTTAGCGCAACTTCTTGTGTGAAAATTCTACTTGCGTCATGAATTGATGGAATAAACAGGTCTATCATACTTGCATTTTTATCCAAATCTAATAAACAATATTCTATAATATCTTTATCCGACAAAACACCTAGCGCTCTCATGACAATAAATAGAGGCATTGGTTTGCGAACATTCGGAATTAAAACTACGATTTGTCCATTAGAGTATCGCGCACCTGGTGCAATCACTCTCACCGACATTGTTCGCTCCGGTTTCGATGCATCCTCTGACACAGTGCGTATATCGGCGGAGTGACTATATAGTTCATCTTTGTCATCATACTCTCGGATATAAAGCATATTGTCTGCAAATTTTTCTTGCGAAATAATGAATTTTTCTTTCCCGTCTATGATAAAGTATCCACCATAATCATTGCGACACTCACCCATGTTAAACCTAACAGAAGGATTCAGTCCGTTTAAAATACATAACTCAGATTGAAGCATAATAGGAAATCTACCTAGAAATATTTTTTCCAATATCGCGCTTTCAACAATTACGTTATTGTCAGAATCTCGCATTATAAAATCCACCTCTATATCATAATGAATAGTAGTTCCATATGTCATGTTTCTTAACCTCGCCTCATTCGGATACATAAAATGAGCCCTTTTTACTAAACCGTTGTTTTCGTCATCATATATAACCGGTTTTCCGTAGTATATTCGATTGCCCCTCTTTCCTCCGATAAATAGTTCGCATCTTAGTTTAAAGATATTTTTCGATACATCTTCTTCTTTTTGTAATACAATTGGGTTTTTTTCTTTGAATATTCTTTTTATTCCTTTTGTCACAAAGTCATTATAAGATTCTAAATGGTGTTGAACTAAAATGTTTGGGTTGTCGTCAAAATATTTATCTATTATCTGCCACGCTATCTCTGAATTCATTGTTTGAATTGTATTATTATACTATTATATTATATCATTAGTATTTTTTATGCTTTTTTACATTTATATTCAAATTTTATAGTCAAATATTATTGTAACATTTGATTATATGCACATTTACATCCTCGAAGATTTAAAATCTTATCAAATATCATACACTTTATTTTTTACTATTTCTAGCTATAGTAATTACAATTCCGGCAATCATTAAAAAAATAATACCTAAAATTATATATGGAAATAAAAATAGAAACCATGATAGCTTTGACCATCCAAAGCTACATAGCAAGTTGAGAATAAATGCCCATATTAAAATAAATAGTATGTTTAATATATAAAATATAGGCTTGCTTTCTATTTTACAACTCAGATTTCCTAAACATATTTTATCTTTTTCGTTTCTTGTTATATCATAATATAGAGACACTACTAATAATATCAAACTAATAATAAAGTATAATTTTGCGGGTGTGCATAAATTAGAAAAAAAGTTTAAAATCATTTTTACTATTTGTTATATTATACTATATATTATACTATGTTATGATATGTTATTTTTTATTAATATAAAAATATTCACAATAATATTTTTATACTTACGATAAATTATTTCAATGAAGCATCTGCATATGACTTGTTATATATTCTTTGTAAATCTAATGCGTTATATGTAGCTCCTCCTGTTGTTACACCCCCTAAACCTCTCGGAAATTGAATACTAGGATTCGGATTCATGTTATATAGTTTATTATCGTATCCACTTACGCCATTTACAACAGAACCCAATCTATGTAAAATATCGTTACCAAATGTTTGCATATCATCTATAATGCCACCACCTCTTAATCCTCTACCTCTCCCTTTTCCTCTCCCTCTCCCTCTCCCTTTCCCTTTCAATTTTCTTGTATGTTTACCACCACCACCACCACCTGTCTGTCTCCCACCGATTGTGTATGCGTGAGGACGAATTAAATTCTGTGCCGGCCACGGTTGAATGTTTGGTCGATATGCGGACGTTGATACAGGAGAACCTATTCCAGCTGGCGAAATACCCCTAGGGGAAAGTGGTATTACGTTACCACCAGAGGCAGGGTTACTAGAATTCCATGATTTTACAAAATCAAAGAAACCTCCGCCCTTCATACGTCTCCCCTTTTTCCCGTTTCTATCTTTTTTACCCCCACCGGATTGATTGTACTGGTATGGACTTTGCGTGCATACTTTACCACCCTTCATATGTCGCGTGTGTCGCGTGTGTCGTCTATGTTTTTTACTATGTTTTGATTTTTTATGTTTTTTATAAGAATAAGAACCCATGTTATACTATTATATTATATAATAGTACGATAATATATTATTATAAATGAATAAAAAATATACATTATAAAAATACGCATATTGTTTTACTTAATATTTTGGTATTTAATATTTGACCGCCGGTTTAACTACTCGATGTCGACGTGAGTGAGAAAGTGACGGCGACAGCACATTTTATTGAACCCCAATTTGTCTAAAACATAACCTTCGGGTGTTTTATCTGCAAATTCTTGTGTTAAATATATAACCTTGTCATTCTTCATATCTTTCTCGATCTTGCTTTTTTTTACTTCAGCTAAATAGTAACGATATTTGTCACCAATTACCTTTCCGCATGTGAAACACTTGATAGGAATAATCATTTCGCTCGTTGGTTGTTATATAGATTGTTTTTATATATTTATTATATAGATTTTTATAAATCAATTTTATATAATATGTATTGTTTAATGTTTAATGTTTAATGTTTATTGTTTATTGTTTATTGTTTATTTTATTTGTAGTTTTTTATACAACACATAACACAACTTATATGCTTTTATATCCTTAATTTACCTCTTCCTTCTATTATCATTGTTCGGTTCGTCACTATGAAACATATCGGTGGTTAGTTCGGCGAGCTCATTATTATGTGTGTCGTGTACAGTATCATATAAATCTCCACCCCCGCCTATATTGCCCGCAAACTCTTCTATTCCGCCATTTTGTTCCATGTCGAATCCTTCTACTATTTTTTGAATTTCTATCTTTTTTATTTCTTTTGATGCTGGAAGATTGAGTGGATTTGTATGAGTTGTTCCCACCATCTGTATGTAAACCAATATACCTACTAAAATAATAATAGCGATAAAAATATATATAATATTTTGATAAAATGAATCTCTCAATTGGGGCAATTTTAATGAACTGGCTAAACTACTAAATGTAGATTGAAAAACATTTGTGATAGAATTTGTGGCTTCCCCTACAGTTTGCATCTTTACTGGACTGCTCATTTATTATATATATAGTTATAGTAACTATATATATAATAATTTTACGTTTTACATTTTACGTTTTACATTTTACGTTTTACATTTTTATGATAATAGGTCCACTAGATGTCATTACTTTGCGATGTTGTTCACCATTTGAGTGAACGGCGTCATGACATTTTTCACATATAGAAACTAAATTTGCTACATGATTTTTGTGAAAGTGTCCTATAAAGTTAAGTTGGTCGGCATTTTTTTGATGCTGAAGATGATGTATTTCTGTTCCAATTTCATTATTACACATTTCGCACATGTTTCTTATTTTTTTTGCATTATATTTACTAGGTTTCGCCGAAAGAATACTCTGTTCGCTATTCCTATATTTCAGTCTTATTTCATTCGCATACTTTAAAAAGTCTTCCGGCAAATGAAGAGATCTACATACTTCCAATCCGTACATACTAAATCCAGAACCATCTTTTAGTTTTCTATCATATACTAAAATATCCCTTTCTTTATTATAAGTCACTTCTAAGTGTTTCATAGATAATCTATCCATTTCTTCGATTTCTTCGTATTTGTTAATCTCGTGCATGTGTGTTGCAAATATAAAGGAGCATTTTACATCGTGTAGTTTTTTAAGACCAGCTACAAATATACTAATCGCCGAGTCCATTTCTGTTCCCGAGCATAATTCGTCTCCCAAAATAAGTCCAAATTTATTTGCGGATTTTAGAATAACGCGTAGTTCGGACATCTCCACCATGAACGTCGAAAGCCCTTTAAATAAATTATCATTCCCTAGAATTCTTGTAAATATACTTTTATATGGTATGTATTCAAAAGAAGAACACGGAACATATAATCCAGCTTGAGCCATTATTATGGCGATTCCGAGCGCTCTTATTAAACTCGTCTTTCCTACCGCATTTGTTCCATATAGTAGTATTCCATTTTGTTCGGTATTGTTACCCAACTCGATATCATTTGTAACATATATCTCATTTGTATTAATGTGTTCAATAAGACAGTGTCTCAAATCACGCGCCTTTACAAACGAGTCATCTGTATCATCTGTATCATCTGTATTATCGGCAGCAGAGTCTATATGCGTAGTTGAGCGTGACGATACCGACGCATGTGACTGTGACGATTTTATAAGAGGCTTGCAGTATTTATTCTTCAAGGCAATATATACTTGATTTTGTACAACGTCGACCATGGTTACCATGTCAACTATAATTTGAATATCCGATTCAAACATGTTTTGTATATTTTTAATAAATTCTGTAAATATGGTTTCTATAACAGTACGCATTTTTTGTTTAGATTTTATAATTGTACTACATATTTTATCAATTTGCGTAGATTGAATAGATGAATTACTTCCCGTTGCGATAGGATATGTTATTCCCGATAATTCTAATCCTAATACACTGGTTGTCTTTTTATATGTTTCATATTCTATCGGTATTTCTGTTTTTATGGGATTTTTATTGGACTTTATTTGTTTTTTTAATTGTTCTTCGAGTAACTTTGCTCTACGTTTTGTTGTTATTAAACTGTATCCCATTTTTTCAGTGTCGTGTATTTTAACGTATTCATATTTTTTGTCTGCTTTTGAAGCTTTCTCGCACGATGATATTAAATTGCAAAAATATGTTTGAATTGTTTGCAACTCTATATAAGAGTTTTCATAATCATATACAATATCGTCTAATGTTTCACTCACCAACGGGCGAATGAAATTCTCTTCAAAATTAAGATTATCGATATTGAAACATTTTTCTAATACAAGATGAGATTCAATATAAGATTTGAGTTTATCACATAAACGGGATATGTCCGGTATGGGTTTTCCTTCTAAATCATAACTATCTTTTTTATTTTCAAGCTCCGATACTATATATCCCATTATCACATCATCGCTTTTCATTTTTTCGTACATTAAAGAAATAGTAGTCAGGTTATTGTATAAATGAAATAGGCTTCTAGGAGTGACTTTATTATGAATAATTTGTCTATGTAATTTTTCTATATCTTTTAACTCACCCATATTTGTACGCCACTCTGTTATAAGAGTTTCCCCCCGTTTATTTATAATATATTCAGTAATATCATATTCTTTATTTAATTTGTTACAGTCAAAAATGGGGTTAAGAATTTTATATTTGAATTTTCTCGAACCCATTGGCGTAATACAATTATTTAAAAATTTGGAAACAGACGAGTATTTTCCATTGTAACTATCGTCGTCAATGATATTTAACTGTTTTAAAGAATGGTTCGCCAAAATAACGCGTTCGCTTTTATTGTCAAACATAGGTTCGCGTATTTTATTTACTAGACTTGGGTTGTGTTCATATAGAAACTGCAATAAGAAAATAAAAGATTGTGTTGCGTATTCATACATTGCAGTATATTCTATAAATGATGTAAAAATATTGAATTTATAAAATTTGTTCAATATTTCTTTTTGGTATGTCTGTTTTTCACATTTTCTCGCATTGTCTATTAAATAACCGGTTGAAGCTGTCGATGAAGCTGCTGTCGCGTTTATAACATTCGAAGATTTTTTACTTTGCATTTCTTCCACTACACTGCATCTCGGTAGTATAACTCTATGTATATTTTTACACAAAATTCCCGTATAGTTTATAATATCGTCTAGTATTTTTTCAGTGAAGTTAGTAATGATAATAATTTCACTCGGTTTATATGTGGAAATGTATCGCTCAAGCTCATCGTATGTTGTTGGGTTGTGTTTATCTTCAGTATTATATTCAAAAATAGTAACACGTCCGGTATATATGTCGACATTTGCGATTCCTACAACAATAGACTTCGTTTTCATATGTGTCACTTGTTCAATCCAGATACACATGGAGTTGTTTGATATTTCTACTGATTCAGTATTAAAAAATGTACCCGGGGAGTATATTCCTTCTACATTTCGATTGCTTGGATTATTTGGATCTTGTGTTATTACCACAGCGGTATATCCCGCATCTTGTATTTTTTTTAGATATTTGTCTATCTTTGTATATGTAAATCCCGCCATAACATACTGCCCGTTTTTTTGCGCAATCGTTAAATCGCACAGTTTAGACAATTCTTCTATTTTGCTACCAGTAATATAAAATGAACCATCACTGTTCGTGGTTTTTTCACCGTAAATTTCATAAAAAGAACCAACCATCATTAAAATGACGGTTTTGTCCCCATATTTTTCTGAATACTCTTTTGTTAACTTAAGATAAGTTTGTACTAAAGACATTTGTGTATACTGTCTCTTTATTTATAAAGAATAACTTTGTGATATTATAGTTTTGTTGATATATAATGTACTCTATATGTCTTTAACTATGTTCGTTATATATTATATCTCGCACGATATCTCGCGTCGCATATTATGCATAGAATATAACATATAGAATATAACATTTAAAATATAACATTTAGAATATGACATGTATACAATGTAATTTTGAGATGTGAAATAGACTGTACATATTTTTTGAATAAATTGTGTAAAAATGTAGAAAATATCTAATGTTGAATTATAATTTGATTTTCGATTAATCTCACGCATCTATAATGATATACGTTTTTCATGAGATAGCGACCCTTCAACGATGGGAGATCATGAGAGCAACCATAAAATCCCCAACATGTTATAGATGCGTGAGATTAATCGAAAATCAAATTATAATTCAACATTGGTCCATTTGTAAATAACAAAAAACGAAACAATATAGTTTTTTATACGTATATAGTATAAGAAGCATGTCTTTTAAACATGAAGATGTTGAAAAAATATATAACAAAGTTAAAAAATTAATACAAAGAGGAAAAAATGCCGACTATATACCAGATCTGAAAAAGGGTAACCCAAAAATATACGCAATTTCGGTATGTAATATCAAAGGTGAAATAATGAATTTTGGGGATTATCAAACCGAGGTAGGTATAGAGTCTGCATCAAAGGTGTTTACACTTGCTCTTGCATTAAACTTATATAGTATAAAAAAACTCATTTCACAAATAGGTAATACAAAAGAACAGGGCAAATTTAATTCTATTCGAGATGTGGTACATATAAAAAATCATACAATTAACTCATTTGTAAATGCCGGCGCAATGGCAACAACAAGTTTATTATATGACAAATCAAAATCGGTGGAAGATAATGAAAAAACAACAAATAAACTTATTTTAGAAAATATGGAAGACTTTGCGGGAAGGAAACTAAGAGTCAATGAACATCTTTATCTATCCGAGTACAAAACAAGCCAGCATAATAGACAACTTATCGATAAACTTGTTTCATATGACCGCTTTTATGGAGATCCACAAACCGTACTCAAAACATATACAAAACAGTGTTCGGTAATGGTTACTAGTAAAGATATCGCAGTAATGGCTGCCACTTTAGCAAATAATGGCATGAATCCCATAACACATAAAAAACTAATAAACGAAGAAAAGGCAAACTATATTATAGACCATATGTCCCAACATGGGTTATATAATGAATCCCCTATATGGTGGGAAAAAACATACTTTCCTGCAAAGAGCGGCGTGGGTGGTGTTATTATGATTGTTATACCCGGAATTATGGGAATCGGAATCGTATCTCCACCTCTTAATAAATACGGTAACAGTTACAAAGGGGTAGAAACAGGCAAATTACTCGCAAATATTCCAATTTATTGATATAATGTTGTATGCCTGTGTGTATTGTTTTCGATACACACAATAATATTTTGAATACTACCACTTGCTTTTATCTTCTAAGAAGTTATGAAGTCCGATTCCTTTTCCTATATTCTCTACTTCTCCGGATAACATAGATGCCTCGTATATATTACGTATCACGCCGGGCGGGGCAGTAGAACCTATTTTTATAAGATTTTTCTCGACTAAATATTTTTTTACTTCCCCCAACTGCTTACTTTTTAGTAATCCGTGTTCTTTTTGTATATTTTTACGAGTGTCGTTGTTTTTTATTAATACGCCAACAATATTGCCTTGCTGTTTTCCTAGTTTAAATTTTTTAGTTATTGTTTTTTGAAATCGTCTTCTTATTTTAGTTTTTCTCAAGTTATGCTTATTTTTAGTTTCATCTATACCAGATTCGTTATTTTCATTTTCACTATCATCCTCATCCTTATCCTTATCCTTATCCTTATCCTGTTTTGATTTTTTATTATCTTGTGACAATGTCGATGCATTTTTATTGTGCTTGTTTTGCAACTCCTTTAACTTTGTTTGTCTATCAGAGTGCGTACTATCCAAATTACTTTCATTGTCGCAAAATCTAAGATTGTTTTTTATCGTTTTATTATACGTTCTAAATGTAGGCTTTTTGCCATTTTTCAAACAACCATATGGAGAATCATCTGATAGTTTTATAGGAGAAAATGTTGTCGATGTCGGAAATAATGATGTTCCGCTTAACTCCACACCATTCATTCCATTTTCCATACTTGTTTCCATGCCTATCAGTTCCGAATTATTATATTCTATTTTATCATTATCTCTCGAACCTATAACATCTATAGGTTTATTATCCCCAATGTCCATCCTAGCATCTATAGAAAGAGGAGGAAGCGAATCCGACATAACAGGCACTTCCATCGACGATATAGAAGGCGAAGAAATACTATACACAGGAGGCGTAAAATTTTGTAACTCCGGTGGCAACTCGGTATACACAAATGACGAATTCATCGGTTTACCAATCGCAAGGTTTATCTTTGGTACTGTATTCGGCAGTACACCAGACGATATCCCCTGCTGGGGTCTAATTTGCGGCGTTTTATTAGGAAGTTGCAGTTCTATTTTTTGAAAAAGGGGTGGGTGGGTGTGTTGTTGATGGTGGGAATGGGGCGGATGGTGGGGATGGTGGGAAGGAGGCGGGTGGTTGTGGGGTGCATAAGCGGTAATTGGAATTGCTTGTGCTGCTTGTCCTGTGTGAACAGGTTGCGCAGCGTATGTCTGTGCCTGAAAATGCTGGTTGATATTATTTGGGGGATATAGCGAATGTGTGCTCGTAACATTATTAATATGTAGAGATTTTAAAATATCATTATTTAAACTAGTAGAAGGCGTGGGATGTTGGTTTTTTAATGTCTTTGTTTTATTATTATTTTTGTTTTTGTCATTTCTTTTTTGACCAATATAACTATCTAAAAAATCAAGAGACTTCTTAAATTCACTACTAAATAATTTTGTCTCTTTTGATATGTCTAAACTATCGACCTTATTCTCAGAAATCGAACCAGTGTGAGAAGTATGGTCAGCCTTTCGTTTTGCATTTATTTTATCTAATAACATCTTTTTTAACTTATTCGGTTTGATTATTTCCTCGGATAAGTTACGTGTGTTTCTTTTTGACTTTTTATTCTGCACATTTAATGAACCCGAATTATCACTTCCCGACAAAAATGACTTATTAATTATTATACTTTTTTTAGTGGGGTCGCTCATAATATAATTTTAAAAATAAAATATTATTATGAATAAAACCGAATACAATACAATATAACACAATATAACACAATAACTATAACTATAAATACATGTTTTGAAGAATTTTTAATTCACTATCATTGGCACGATTCTTTACCTCCTCATTTTTAATAAATAATTCAAAACCATTTTCTAAATCTTTCATTATTATTTTTTTCTTCATTTCCTCTGGTTGACAAAAAACGCGCCGACTGTGAGCTATTTTCGTTTTCGTAAAAAGTGTCTCCATATCCCTACCATAGTATTTAAAATATTTCATATTCTTTTCAAACCACTCCACTTTTAACTCCTCTTCCACCAACCACCCAAAATCACGTGCCTTTTTTACAAATATATCGCGCAAATCTTCCGCCACATAGTTATCCACTTTAAACCTCCATATAAATCTTGAATTAAGTCCTTCGTTATAACTAAAAAAACACTCATTCAATTCCTTCTCATATCCAGCAATAATTACCATTAAACTATCTTTATTATCACTTAATGCCTCACATAAGGTGTCAATACATTCCTTTGCAAAACTGTCGCGCTTTTCGACATTACCAAGAGCATACGCCTCATCAATAAACAATACACCACCTAAACTATCCTTTATAACATCCTTTGTTTTTAATGCAGTCTGTCCAAGATACCCCGCAATTAAATCCGAGCGCGTAACTTTTTTAAACCTTGGACGCGATGATGACCACAATGATGTCAGTTTCTTCTTATCAGATAACAATAATGGTTTACTTTTAATTACGCCCAGATTCGCATATATTCTTCCTATTATTTTAGCGACTTCCGTTTTGCCCGTTCCCGGAGAACCATAAATAACCGTATGCAAAAAATCACCCGATTCTATATTTTTGCGCTTAGGTCCGCTAGTCGTATCTTTATATACATGTAAATTTTGCAAATAAAACAATAACTGATCTACAATATTCTCCTTCAATGTTTTCATACCAATCATATTATTAAGCTCCACTAAATCATCATTGATTCTATGTAGAGACTTCATGTCAATATTATATTCCACATTTTCAGCTAATTTATAATCATTACATAACTTGATTAAATCGCCAATATTATTTATTTCGGCATTTATATTCACCATATTCATCTTGTATGATATTTTATTCTTACAGCTATTACAGTTTTTAACATAACACGTATTTTTATCATCTATATCTATATTTATTACATCTATTTTCGCATTATCTCTCGAATCTGTTGCATCTCTTACATCATGACTCCCCGCACCGACCTTATAAATACTATCCGGATTCTCTCGAGGCGGCGGCAAAGGAATATGATCCGCGTTCTTTGCAACAAATACATTTGACACGTTTTTATCAATATCCGTTACTTTATTATACAATTCTTCACCTTTTTCGTTGTTTATATTGCTATCCATTTCATTACCTCGTTCCTTACTCCCCATCACACTCAGTTCATGTTTTGCTTCATTGATATAATAGTTTAAAATATAATCGTCACTTTTCGTATCAAGTATATTTATAAATTCTTTGAAATATTTCTTAATAATTTTTCTGTTATTCATTTTATTCGCGATGTGATATTAGTATTATCAACATTTTATTTTTATGCCTATTTTATTAGTTATATAATATTTTTATAATATTTTTTAAAGTATACCAGTCCTATAAAGAATTACATGATTATGATAATATTATGATAATATTATGATAATATTATGATAATATTATAATATAGTACTATCTTATAGCGAGTATGAAAAGAGCTTTGCTAGTTGGTATAAATTACACAGGAACACCCTATCAACTATATGGTTGCATAAACGATATAAATAATATGGGTTCGTATCTCGAACGTGTTAGAAAATATAACTCGTTTATTGTTATGACAGATGCGTCAAGAATAAAACCAACGCGATCAAATATACTTGCCGGTTTTAGGGCATTACTACAAGGAGCAAAATCCGGTGACGAACTATGGTTTCATTTTTCAGGACATGGTTCTTTAGTGCGCGATAAAAATGGCGACGAAGAAAGCGGAGCGGATTCATGTATTTGTCCCATAGATGTCGCGCGCTCGGGAAATATAAGTGACGATATTATTCGAAATAATTTAGCAGCATTAGTTCCAAAAGGTGTGCGCCTATATATGGTTTTAGACGCATGCCACAGCGGAACGGGATGCGACTTGAGATATAAATATGACGACTCTAGTTATCTCACAAGTCGTCTAGCAACATTGCCCGAAAAATATATACCCAACGATTGGTCTTTGCAACAAACAAACTACGAGTTTAAACGATACAGCAAAACCGCGGGTGAAGTATTCTGTATTAGTGGATGCCAAGACGAACAAACAAGCGCCGATGCGTTTCTAGGCGGTCAAGCTTCTGGTGTGGTTACACATTTACTATTAAACTGTCTGAACAATAATTCGCAATCCACATATAAATGGAAACACCTTTTGAAAGATATATGCTGCGGTGAAAAAGTTAACGGATTCACACAGCAAACCGCATTAACATCAGGTAATCCATTAAACCTCGAAGACCCCGTATTTATAACACCCAAAGCTTCACAATTATCACGTAATATTGCAAATACCGGCACTAGTACCGCACCAGCTCTTTCATTACCTCACAACTTAAACTATAACCCAAACCTGCAAAAACTATATATTAGTTATCATTAATACGTTTTAACAATAAGTTTTGATAATAATAATAATAAGTTTTGATAATAATAATAAGTTTTGTACTATAATAATAACGCGTTGTTTATAACAATTTTACAAATATATGTAGTTATTATTATAGTATTACAATAATCGATTTATGATTTAGTATATATTATAACAAATATGCTTAAAACTAAATTGAAATAATAAATAAGCAATAATTCGATAATAAGAATTCAAAATCCTCCAAGAAAAAGAATGTCAAAATCTTTAGTATCAGTGGGTAATGCAAGTAGAAAAGGAAAAGACGGAACAAAATCATCGGGGAATATAGTGTTGAATGTTACGGACATTGTTGTAAATACTATAAATAATGACAATAATAATACAGAAACCGGAAAGGTGAAAAAGAATAAACGTGAAAAAATTAATATTGGAAATATTGGAAATATTGGAAATAACTCAAAAGAAGAACCGACCGTAGGAGCTGAAACCGCGGATGTACAAGAATCGGTTGTTGATACAAATAAAAAAATCGACAATACATTGGAGGTAGCATTGACACCTTCTGTGATTCCCTATATCGAGACACCGTGGACTATTATTGGTGCATACTTCAGAAACCAACACTTGAAGCGTCTTGTTCGCCACCAAATCGAGTCATATAATGATTTTGTAAACAATCAAATTCAGCGAACGATTGACATGTTCAATCCGGTGCTCATTGCGTCGGAACAGGATATGTGTCGCAGAACAAAAAAGAATAAACTAGAATTGCACGTAACATTTGACAAGTTTAATTTATATCGTCCGCAAATTCATGAAAATAATGGAGCTACAAAAATCATGTTTCCGTATGATGCGCGATCAAGAAATTTTACATATGCATCAACGATGACAATTGATATAAATATTCGTTATGTCGTAAGGTCGGGAGAAAATCTAGAAAACGCACAAACATTTTACAAATCTATTCCAAAAGTACATATTGGGAAGTTGCCAATTATGTTAAAATCATCTATATGTGTGCTTAGTCAATATACTCATATTAATAATAATGTATCGGGAGAATGCAAACATGACGCCGGGGGTTATTTTATTATTAATGGGAGCGAGAAAACCGTCTTGGGTCAGGAAAGGGCCGCCGAGAACCGGGTATACTGTTTCAATACATCGAAGAACAACAACAAATGGTCGTGGACTGCTGAAATAAAATCCGTTCCCGATTTTAAATGTATCTCGCCAAAACAAATTAATGTCATGGTGGCAAATAAAAATAACGGATTTGGTTGCCCAATATACGTTCAAATTCCTCGTATTAAACAGCCTATCGCACTATTTGTCGTATTTCGCGCTCTGGGTGTTATGTCGGACAAAGAGATTTGCAAACATATCGTATTAGATATTGACGATGAAACTACAAAACCAATTTTGGATTCTCTACAAGCATCAATCATCGACGCAAATACAGTTATGACACAAGAAGACGCTCTTAAAATTATTACTTCGAATGTCATGTATACACCAATGAATATGGATAAAGAAGCCGGTGCAGCAAAAAAAAGAACATTTACACAAGACGTTCTCGGTAATGATTTGTTCCCGCACTGTCATAGTTCTATACAAAAAATATACTTTCTTGGATACATGGTAAATCGTGTGTTAAGGTGCAGTTTGGATATGGCGAAACAAGATGACCGTGACTCATATGTAAACAAGCGTGTTGATTTGACGGGCGCTCTTCTAAACAACTTATTTCGAAATTATTTCAATAAGCTCGTCAAGGATATGTCAAAGCAGATTATCAAAGAAATCAATACGGGCTCGTGGCGCTCCACCGATGACCACATGAGCATCGTCAATAAGACAAATATTTATAAAATTATAAAGTCGACTACGATTGAAAATGGAATAAAACGCGCGCTATCAACCGGTGACTTCGGCATTAAAAATGTTAACAGTAACAAAGTCGGTGTTGCTCAAGTATTGAATCGTCTTACTTATGTATCAAGTCTTAGCCATCTTCGTCGAATCAATACACCTGTAGATAAGAGCGGTAAACTTATTGCTCCGCGCAAGCTTCACAACACGACGTGGGGGTTCTTATGTGTTGCCGAAACACCGGAAGGTGGAAGTGTAGGTGTTGTGAAAAATATCAGTTATATGACGCACTTGACTATCCCAAGTAGCTCAGAATCTTTGCATCAACACGTCGAGCCGTTTATTTCTCGAATGGATAACTTGACCCCGAAGGATATGTTTGTGAATATTAAAGTATTTGTGAATGGGGCGTGGCTCGGTAACACGTCATCGCCAATTGAGTTATACAATGCTTTCAAGGATAAAAAATCGAAAGGTATTATTAATATTTACACATCGGTTGTATTTGATATCAAAAATAAGGAAATCCGTATTTGCAATGATGCGGGGCGGATTACGCGTCCAGTTTTGCGCGTAAAAAACAATAAAGTTTTCATAACCGATAAAATTATTAATGAACTAAACGCCGAAAATCTTACATGGGACGACTTACTAACGGACACAAAAATCAGTGAAGCGGTTATAGAATATATTGACCCAGAGGAGCAAAACTTTAGTATGATTGCTATGAAACCGGCAGATCTTGTCAAAAAGGAAAATACGAATTTCATCTACAAATTTACTCACTGCGAAATTCACCCAAGTACAATTTTCGGAATTCTTGCTTCATGTATTCCTTTCCCTGAGCATAATCAGTCACCGAGGAACACGTATCAATGTGCTATGGGTAAGCAAGCTATGGGCATGTATGTTACAAACTATCAGAACCGCATGGACAAGACCGCCTACGTTCTTACCTACCCGAGTCGCCCCCTTGTCGACACCCGCGTCATGGGTATGATTAAACTCGACCAAATCCCCTCTGGTTCGGCAGTCATCGTCGCAATCATGACATATTCAGGCTATAATCAGGAAGATAGTATTCTCGTAAATAAGGGCTCAATTGACCGCGGTTTATTCAATGCGACAATTTATCACACCGAAAAAGACGAGGACAAGAAAATCAACGGTGATGAAGAAATTCGCTGCAAGCCCGACCCTTCAAAGACAAAGGGCATGAAATTCGGCAACTACGACAAGGTCAATAATAAGGGTCTCGTACCAGAAAATACATTTATCGAAAATCGCGACATCATTATCGCAAAGGTTGTCCCCATCAAGGAAAATCGAAATGACCACACGAAGCTCATCAAATACGAAGACCACAGCAAAATTCATCGCACCACCGAGGAGTCATACATCGACAAGAATTTCATCGACCGCAACGGCGACGGATATTGTATCGCAAAAGTCCGCATCCGCACTTCGCGCAAACCAGTCATCGGTGACAAACTGTCTTCACGTCACGGGCAAAAGGGTACAGTAGGTAATATCATTCCCGAAAGTGACATGCCATTCACCGTCAATGGTATGCGCCCAGACATCATCATCAACCCACACGCAATTCCATCTCGTATGACGATTGGGCAACTCAAAGAAACACTCCTCGGTAAAGTTCTCGTCCAGCTCGGGTTGTTCGGCGACGGCACATCATTTGGCGAACTCGCAGTTGACGATATTCGAAAGGAGTTGCTAAAGGTCGGATACGAGGCACACGGCAACGAAATCCTATATAACGGCATGACGGGGGAACAGATTGAGTCACATATTTTCATAGGACCTGCATTCTACCAGCGTCTCAAACATATGGTAAATGATAAACAACATAGTCGTTCCATTGGACCAATGGTAAATCTTACACGACAACCCGCTGAAGGGCGCTCGCGAGATGGAGGGTTACGATTTGGCGAAATGGAACGAGATTGTGCCGACGAAGACACACCAATTACGCTCTCAAATGGATTAAGTGTAAAAATAAAATCACTCGATGAAAATAATGGATGTGTAAATATTATGGGATGGAGCAAAGAAAAAAATGGAATGATTCCTTCAAAGCAAGTAGCCTTTATGAATAAAGGAACACGCGAATGCGTTCAACTAACATATGAAGATGGTAGAAAACTTATATGCACCGAAGACCACCCGGTTTTGACATCTGATAATACGTGGGTTAAAATTAAAGACATTGAGTTGAATTCTACTAAGATTAAGACAAGTATAACATGTCCTCTTGTTGATATTAATGAAGAAATTAAAGAATGTGCTGGATGGACGCTTCAATTTGGGACAAGAATACTCGAAACAAATACACGCGAAGAATTTATGAAAACACTTGCATTTGCTCGTATTATTGGATATTTAATTACGGATGGACATGTAAATTCAAAAATTAAAATAGCTAACTTATTTCTAGGACATATGTTAGATGTTGAATCTATAATGAAAGATATTGAATTATTTTGCGAAAGCAAACAACAAAAATTCATATCTAAAAATTTATATGAAATAAGAATCCCCGCAGAATTAAAGAATGATATTGTTCGACTTCCAGGGTTAATAAGCGGCAAAAAAGTAAATCAACCTGGAACTCTTCCCAACTTCATATTGGATGAAAAATGCCCTCGCCCTATTGTGCGCGAATTTCTTGCTGGGATGTTTGGTGGCGACGGACACACTTGTGTTCTTGGAATGCACAGAGGAAAACGCGACATCCTTTCATCGGTTTCATTTTCACAAACTAAAACACACGAACATCGCGCCTCGTTACAAAAAATGTTTGAAGATATTCAGAAACTATTAGCAAAATGCGGTATTCACAATACAACCATTCAAAAACCAAAGGAGACGTCATTCTCTAAGAAAAAATTCGAAGGAAAGGATAAAACAGATAATTCGGAGCGCAGCTTTCAATTAACACTACATGTACCCATTGAACAACTTGTTTCATTCTCTGAAAAAATTGGATTTCGATATTGCTGCCATAAATCTCAACGCTTGGAAGCTGGAGTATCATATCGCCGTCTGCGTGAAGAAGTGACGCGTCAACACAACTGGATTGTAAATCGCGTAAATGAAATTACAAAATTTAAGGAGATTAAGGAAAAAACTCCCGAAAAAATAGTACCAACTAAGAAAGCTATTATCGACGCTGTAAACGAACTTAAGAAAACAGAAGGACTTATACACGAATATGCTATCCCAAGTACACACGATATAACCGACCACCTTATCAAAGGAACAGAATTCGGAAAATTCACAGCAAAAGGATTCCCCAATGCCGAAGAATTCCTCGAAAAAATCGGTGCACTAGATTGGTTCAAGAATGAAAACGAAACTGCTTCATGTGATGCTGACGTAGACGCTGACGTAGACGCGGACGCGGACGATACCAATACTGTAGAAGAAAATAATAATAGCGAAGAATCGATCGCTGGAAACTATGGTGTCACTCGCGACTATGGCTCTATCCCAACAATGAACTTAACAGTCGTGTCAAGAATACCCGTTGGACCTAAACAAGTATACGATATTAGCGTAGAAGATACAAACTCGTTTCTGGCAAATGGAATTGTAGCACATAACTGCATGGTATCACACGGAGCGGCAAGATTTACACGCGGACGCTTATATGATGCCTCAGACAAATATCAAGTTCATGTATGTCGCGATTGCGGTATGATTGCAGCTTATAATGATAAAATGGGCATTCACTGTTGCCGAACATGCGATAACAGGACAAACTTTGCATATGTAGAAATACCATACGCTTGCAAACTACTATTTCAAGAATTACAAACCATGAACATCGCTCCCAGAATTATGACATAATGTTGAAGAATAAAAAACATATAAAATACATATAAAAAACATATAAAACTATTTAGTAGATACTTATTTTTTATTTTTACTATTTTATTTTAGTATGTGTAAGTCAAACATGTGTAAAGTCAAACATGTTTAGATAAAATGAATTATTTTTGTAATATATATTTTGTAATATATGATATATTTTGTAATATATATTTTATAATGTATATTATATATAATACATAATAAATAATGTCAAACTTAGGAGGCGGTTTTCAAGGTATTGCCCCAAAAATGATTGGAGGCGGTGCAGGAAAATATGGTAACGGTGGAATGATAGGTGGTAGCGAAAGAGCACAAGATAGGTTCTCCTTGGTACAAGGATGGAACGGCGCTGCCGCAACAGGTGTTATAAATGGGTATAAACGCCAAATAGGACCTTTTAGGGTTGTTAATAATGCTGGCGACTTTCTTTCTCGTCAAAACTATACCTCCGGTGGTTCAAATCAGGTAAATAATGTTCGCGGCGGTTTAACCGGTTACAAAATGCTCGGCGGGTCTATTCAAGCTCATAAAGATACCACCGGTATTCCATCATCTACATGCAACCCTCGTTTCGTTTATGATGGGTCTGATTATGTTCGTTTTAAAAAATTACAAGCCGTAAATAGAAATTACAATGACTATACTTTTGGCGGAGATGACTTTTCAGCAGCACAGACTGCAATCAGAAGAGTTCGTAGATTTTAAATATACATACGTCATCATATGGTTATATTTACTTTTACCGAATAATATAAATCGTACATATATTATTATAAATATAATATATATACATATATTACCATGACATCTGTACCCATTAGAACCCTTCAATACTATTTCAATGGTCCACCATCACCAACCGTTATTATAAAACAGCGCGGCAATAATGGTATCCAAAGTTGTGTTGCTCCTGCCCCAAACCAACAATACCCTACAGACCAAACGGGTAATATAGCAAATGCACGCGCCTCATTTATGAACGCACAAAAAACAGTATACTCGACAAACCCTCTAGAATCTTCTACCAACAAAGTCGCTTCGCCCAATAATTATACCACTAGTATGTTTCATAGTCGATACCAACGACGCGTTTTAGCAGGAAAACCCATCCCTGTTCCCATATGTGGTGACCAGTATATTAACATGATCAAATATAATGCAATTGGTAGTTCTGCATATAAAATAGGGCTTCCCGTGGATGCAGCGTATCAAACTAAAAATAATGATAACACTATTCGAAACATTCGGCGACAAAAGTGCCGCAGTGGTGGATGCGTAGCACCAAAAAAGAAAGGAGCTATTGAAAACCCCTTTCAATCGGGCGGTTCATCTATTATGTCATCTTTAGGAAACCGACAAATTTATTCGTAATATTTAGCAAATTAGTTAAAATACAACGATTTTACAATTATATTTTTATATATTTTTTTATACTAAAAATATATAAAGTATTTAAATATCATCATGATGAACAAGTATTTAGTAGAATTTTTAGGAACAATGTTCTTTTTATACATAATTATTGCAACAGGAAATGCCTTCGCCATCGGCGCGGCTCTTGCGTTAGTTATTTATTTAGGCGGAAAAATATCAGGAGGTGATTTTAACCCCGCGGTTACTGTAATGATGGTCGTCGCCGGTAAACAACCAAAAGAAGAACTAATCGGATATATTTTAGCACAAATTTTAGGAGGTTTAGCTGCCTTTGAGTTATACAAAAGATTTAATGTTTAATATTTAATATTTGAATTATATTTTTACATTTATAATATAAATTAAACTTTAGTAATAATAAGTATAACTATTTATTATTATTTACTATTTATTAATAACTTTAATTATAATTATAATTATTCAGTTATAAAAAAATTTATTTCTTTGTGTAATATATAAAATGGCAGAAATGACACAAGCACAACAGCAGCAAATGGCACAGGCACAGCAGGGTGGTCGTCGTAGACGCAGAACTGGTAGAAAGAGCACTCGTCGTCGTGGTCGTCGCGCATCTCAGGCTCAGGGTCAGGCTCAGGGTCAGGCTCAGGGTCAGGCTCAGCAGCAGCAGGGTGGACGCAGACGTCGCCACAGCTCCCGTCGCAAAACTCACCGCAGACGTCACCGCAGGTAAATAATCGGTGAATCGGTGAATCGGTGAATCGGTAACTTTATTGTTATTTTTATTTTTTAAATTAACTATATATTAATATCTTCATTTAATATATAATTATTCACTACTATCATGACAAGACATAAATCTAGAGTTGCTCGTAGAAGTAGACATATAGCGAGAAGAGGAACTAGAAAACAATCGGGGGGGTGGGGGTGGAATCCATTCACCTGGGGTAAAAATCCTGTTGATGCAACTGAACCTGATAAACCATCATGGTTAGGTAGTTTTTTTGGTGCTTCTCCTGAAAATGAAGCGACGAAGGCTGCTGCTGTTGCTCAGCCTGCTGTTGCTCAGCCTGCTGCAGATGCTAAGGCGGCTGCTGCTGTGGTTGATACTACTCAGCCTTCTTCTTCTTCCTTGGTTGGTGGTAGAAAAACCAGACATCGCCGTCGCCGCAGCCCCCGCCGCCACCGCAAATAAGTCAGAACATAATCCCACTTTAAATTTATTATTGGCAGTTAATAAATTTAAATACTGTATTGTAGTCCACACCATATCATTCCCGTTTTTTGTACATATTTGATAGTAATTTTAGAGCGACATATACAGACAATGCACCTAAAGAATAAAATAATACTTTCAAAAATACATCATCAGGCATCATGAGTTTCATATTGTTACCGTCCGCGTCATTATCATCATCTAGGTTATAATAGTTTTTATATAATTCGGCATTGTTTTTATCATCATTTGTAGTGTCACTTTGCATTGTAAATCCATCACGAGTACACACCGCTCCAGTTACAGGATGTGTTTTAGTAATAAAATTACAAGGCGATATTTCTTTAACGTCGCTTATCGTCACATACTGCGTATCACTTCCTTCTTTATTATTTATATCTATCGTTTTAAGCTTAACCGGTAAACATTTAGGTATCCCTGTCTCTGTAAATGCGGCAAAAAAATCAATCTT